CACCGGACCTACCGGGGATCAGGGGGATCAGGGGGATCTGGGACCTACCGGACCTACCGGGGATCAGGGGGATCTGGGACCAACGGGACCGACAGGGGATCAGGGCAATCTGGGACCCACAGGGCCTACCGGGGATCAGGGGGATCTGGGACCCACAGGGCCTACCGGGGATCAGGGGGATCTGGGACCTACCGGGCCAACAGGGGATCAGGGGGATCAGGGCAATCTGGGACCAACAGGCCCAACCGGGGACACCGGGGATCTGGGACCAACAGGCCCAACCGGGGACACCGGGGATCTGGGACCAACAGGCCCAACCGGGGATCAGGGCAATCTGGGACCTACCGGGCCTACCGGGGATCAGGGAAATCTGGGGCCAACCGGGCCTACCGGACCCGCGGGTGCCCCCGTTGAAGTAACAGGAATCACCCTAACACAAGCCAATTGGACGGAAGGATCTGAATTCTGGGAATATGAATATGCGAATGGGTTGATTTCTGCCAACAGCGTGGTGGATATCATCCCGGATAATGAAGATTATTTAATTGTTCAGGCGGCTGGAATATTACCCGGGGTTGTGGCATCGGCAGGAAAAATTACCATCTATGCGGTGAATGAGCCGACAGATGATATTGGGATTGTGATTTACATATTTGAAAAAGCAACATAACATGACAAGGGGAAAATTTCATTTACCGATGATGCGGGGGGCGGTGGATCCACCCATCCCTCCCATTACAGAATGGACAAGAAACTCGGAATGGTTATCCCTTCCAACGGTGCTTGACACGGATCAGAAAATTGTAGGATTGTTTAAAGTGGATCCGTGGGATATCGCCAACCGGGTAGCAATAAAAATATCTGGGGACTATACCGTTGATTGGGGGGATGGGTCTGCTTCGGAGGATTTTGATGCGGATGATCTGGCCACCCACAATTATGATTTTGATGAGGTGGATTCGGGAACAACAACAACCGAAGGATATCGCCAGGTAATCATTGAAATCACCATGCAATCCGGGCAGGACATGACTGAAGTTCATTTGAACATAGCCCATCCTGAACACACCCAGCAATATGGCACGGGGTGGTTGGATATCCGAATGGCAGGATCGGAAATTGGAGTGTTTAATTTTGTAGGATGGGGGACCTCTGTTCTTCACACAAATCTGGAACAGTTTGATTTCATTGGAACCAATAAAGTGGAAGATTGGGAAGCCTGTTTTTGGAATTGTCTTTCATTGGTAAAGGTGGTGAATCTGGATCTTGCATCCGGTACAAATATTAGTTATTTATTTTGGCTTTGTTCATCCCTTTTATATCTCCCGGATCCAATAAAATTCCCCGCTATCAGTGGGGATTGGAGTGCTGAATATATCTTCGGAGAATGTTATTCCCTTCAAAAAATCCATGTAGAGTTTACGGGGGTTATTGAAAACTTGCTTACTTTTTGTTTTTCGTGTTATTCTTTGTATGATATAAAATTGACAAATTCCCATTATGTAAAAACATGGGATTCTTGTTTTTCCTACACCCCCATCACAGAACCTCCTGAAATTGAAATGCATGAAGATTTGGAAGGAATGTACTATGTTTATAAGCAATGCCATCGATTGAAGGAATTACCTGTTTATGATTTCTCGCAAAGCCCAAATATATCAGATATAGCCGGGTTGTATGATGGATTGCGACAAATGAAAGAAATTCCGGAAAATTTAAGTGTCAAAGGGATTGGCAGAATATCCAATTTATTTTCCAATTGGTGGGGTTTGGTGGAAGCAACTTTGGACATAGACGGGGTGGAGGATGCCAGTTTCTTATTTAACACCTGTCCGGCTTTGAAGAAAGCGACTTTACAAAATCCTGAATCATTAAAAAGTATGAATGGAATGTTTTCTACATGTCATTCATTGGAAGATGTCATTTTCGTAGGATCTTTGGATTCTTTGGAGGGATCCATGAACAGTGCATTTCAATCTGTGATGGGAATCAGGCATTGGCCTTTCCCATCGGGAGCGGACTTGTCTAAAATTACTACTTGGGTTTCTTCTTTTCAATTTACACATAACTTGGAATCAGTTCCAGATCTGGATCTTTCTGGAGCCACGAGTTTTCAAAATATGTTCCGTTGGGCTTATAGATTAAAAAGGGTTGGAAAGATCTGGAGTCCGGGTGTTACCAATTTTACAGGAATGTTTCAGCAAGCATCTGCTTTGATTTCCATTGAGGAACTGCAATGCTGGAGTGGAGGCACGAATAATGGAAATTTTCTGAATTATTACAACACATCCCTGATCTGGGCCAATCTTAAAAATGTGAAAGGGTCTTTCAGTGTCCAACGGAGCCAATTGGGCCGGGCGGGGATGATCCAATTGATGAAAGGATTAAACGGGGGGATTACAAATCTGGATGGGGCGATTGATGATTCCCAAACCACAATTGAGGTTGATGATGCGAGCCTGTTGGTGGAAAGGGGATTTGCCTTCATTTGGGATGAATCCATCACCAACCCCACATCTGATGCTAATCGGGAAATCATTTTTATTGATTCCATATCAGGGAACACTTTAACAGTGGTCCGGGGGGAGTTGCAAACTTCGGAAAGATCCCATCCTACGGGGCGAAAGGTGGGAACTTATAATGCTACTACCTATACTTTGACATTCACAGATACCCCGGCTGTCAATGAATTGGAGCCCGCTGATTGGGATATTGCATTAAATCGGGGATGGAACACCAATCCCGCAAAACCGGCATAATCATGAGCGAAAAAGGATTTTACACAATCGATGATAATCAATTGATCCATGCCCCGGAAAGCGTGGGGGGGAAGGATTGGTCAATCTGGGTGAAAAGGCACAAGGAATACAAATATCCTGTTCGGGGTTGGTATTATTTTGAAACCCGGGAAGAAGCAAAGAAATTTTTCAATTATGAAGATCCTCCGGACGAATCCCCGGATGATCCTTTCCAGATCCCGGATTCAATTCAGGAAAGGGAAAGAATCAATCAGGCGATTGAGGAGTGGGTTCAGACATTGGAAATCAAACCCAAAGAAGAAGAAATAACAAGATTGAAGGAAATGGCGACCACTCCTGCTCGAAAAACCGATCAGGAATCCGCCAGAACCAAAAACTGATGTTTCATTAAAAAACGTAGAATTATGGAAGAATTGGCAATTGTGTATGCGTTATATTTCGCTACATTTTCAGCATTTTGCACGGTGACGGTTCCATTCATCATTGAGGCATGGATGCGTTGGTTTCAACCGCAGACTAAATTTTGGAAATCTGTTTGGTCATGGATCATTCCTCCGGCCCTTGGTATGGGTGGATGGGGATTGGCATCCATTTTTCAGGATGGATTTCTTTTCGGATTGCCTTGGTGGTCTGGTTTATTCTTTGGGGCTTGGGCAGCAGTCATGGCAAATGTCGGATGGGGAAATGTCCCGTGGATCAAAGAATTCGTGACCAATTTATTTGAATGGTTAACGGATGTATTGTTTAACCAAAAAAGGGGGGAAGAAAATGAAATGGATCCGGAATCCGGCGATTAAACACTTTATTTCATATTGTGTGATTTTTCTGGGATTTATGTTATTATCCCTTACCGCTTTTTCACAGAGCCTTTTTCCGGGATTACCCAATGTTGACAATATGTTTAATTATTTGTTTGCATTGTTATTATCTTTGATCATTTCAATCATGATCTACACATTCCGGGAAAATGCAAAGACACAAAAGGAATTGACCCAGAGTGTCCAGAAATTGACGTTGGAAGTGGCAATTACAAGGGAGCGGGAAAGATTGGCTGAAAAGACAAACAAGGTCTTTGAAAAATCCATTCGGATCCTGAACCGCCGGATGAATCGCTATGCCGATTTTTCCCACAAACATGTCGCTTTCCATAAATCATGCAAGGAATGTCCACCTGTAAATGAATTTACCGACAATGAAAACGATTCTTGAAAAATTGAAAAACATGCGGATCGGGAGAAACACCCTTTGGTTTCTGATCATGTTCCTGATTGGATTGGGGATGTTTTATCTGTTGATCTGGGTATTGAGTCCATTTGGGCCCTTTTCCAGATTCCCCGCCGCTATTTTATTGATGTTCACCGGGATTGCTTTTCTTTCCTACATGGACAAGGTATATCATTCCAATATTGATACCACCAAGGCCATTCAGGAAAACAACGTGACTTATGGGTTGATTCTTTTAGCCTATGCGTTGATAATAGCAGCCGTATTGAATTCAGTATGAAATATTTAGCGCCCATTTGGTTGATGATTTCCTGTTGCTGGTTCATTGGAATCCGGCCAGCGAATGAATCTTTGGTTCTTTTCGCACAGGCTTATGTGAATCATCAGGAAATCGGCCCAAACCGGAGTCCTCACATTGATCATTGGAACAGTCGACTGGGGATTCCTTTGGGAAGCTCGTGGTGTGCCACCTTTGCTGCTGCTGGATTGGATTCCGCCCAGGCGGTGTTTCCCCCGGTCAGATCTGCTGTAGCGCAGCATTATATTGTGAAGGAAAGCATCCCAGCGGGAAGGGTTGCCGGGGGGTTGGAAGTCCCACCAGGGACGTTGGTGGTTTGGAAAAGAGGGGAATCATGGAGTGGTCATGTGGAGATAACAGAACACGCATGGAAAGGCCCACGGGGCCAGACCATCGGGGGTAATACATCCCCCGGATATGAAGGATCACAATGGGATGGATCTGGGGTTTGGCGGAAGAATCGGCGTATCGATCCGACCGCATATTTTCGGATCACCCATTTCACATTGGTTTATTAAATCACTTAAATCTTTAAATTATGACACTACTTATGGGACTTGGATGGTGGGTTTTGATAATTCTTACCATCCTGATCGTTGGAATCGTGGGGGTGGTTAAATTCACCTGGCGCACTGGAAAAAAGGGGGTCAACAAGGCCAAAGATTGGCGGGAATCCCGAAAAGCCGACAAGCAATGAAAAAGGGGGCGATAGCAATTGGGGCGGGGTTGGTTTTGATCCTGATGATTTTTCTGATTAGCCGCTCCGCCCCGGTTCAAAAATACACCGGGGCTTTGCAAAAGATCGACATGGTCCTGACCCTGATGGAAAGGACTCAGGGATTGATCGGAGAACAGGGGCAGGATCTGGATCGGATCATGCAGGCATGGGAATCGGCTGAAAAAGAAATTGCATCCCTAAACAAGGTGGTTTCTGATCAGAATGGGATCATCCTGAAATTGGAACAGGATCTTTCCATCCAACAAAAGAAAACCGAAGATCTGATAGCCAATATTCCCCCCATGTCATCCATAGAACCAAAGGACATGGAAGAATGCCTCCACGAATTGAATAGCGCTCGTCTGACAGCAAATAAATGGAAAGAGGTATCAGAATATCGCTTGGAAGAAATTGCCGTAATTCGGGCGATAAATGCGCGTCAGGGGATTATCATTCAAACTCAACAGGAAATCATCCAAACACAATCCACCCACATAGCAGAATTCCATGAAGCCCAATCGGCCATTATTGCCCGGGCGAATTCCACGGCGTTGGTTGGGGTGATGACGGGAACCGGAGCCGGATTATTGATCGCATCGGGGATGACCCCCGTAGGGATCGGGGTGGCGGCTGCCGGATTGGTTTTTATTATAATCAAAAATTGAAGCCATGACTGAAGCACAAAAATTAGTTAAATCTTACCGGGAAGAATTCCCAGATCTTTTGCCTACTCAATTGGCGAAAAAGATCTTTCATGATTTTCCCGGAGTATTTCGTTCTGTTGAACAGGTGCGCAGCATTATTCGCGGTCGCACTGTTGGATCTGGGATTTTGATCACACATCCGGAAAAAAATCCCCCGGATCCATCTGTTAAGACAGATATTGTTAAATCATTATCCGGACAAGAATTGCGAAATATGTATAATATCAAAGCTATTGTTATACGCGCTTTGAAAAGTCTGCCATATCAGGAAGAGGGTATTTTCTGGCGGGATGCGGATTTTGTGCGCAGATTTGGATTACACGGTCGACCGGGTTATCGGGCTATTTTGGAATCGGAAGAGACCAGACCATATCGCGGAAAGGCACAGGGGCAAATCATCTGGGGCCATCCGAAATCGATTGAAGAAATGAAAAATGAGGGGACTTTATTATGACAAATTCCAATTTCGGGCCATTGAGCGGGGAAGCCCTGCGGGCCCAACAGAATGAGGAGGTTCAGGAGTTGCATCGGCAATTGGCAGAAAAGGATCGGGTCTTTGAAAACTACAGAAAAACCCGGGGGGGATTGGAAGTGTTTTTCCGGCGGGTTGTGGATTCCATTTCCCCGATCACCCCCCTGCCAAAATTATACGTTCCGGAATCTGGGAAAAAGAAAACAGAAGTGGCCATGGTGGGGGAAATTGCCGACAGCCACATGGGAGCAGAACAAAAGGGGGAAGAAATTGAGGGATTCAATGATTTCAATCCTTTGATCTGCGAAAGGCGGAATATGGGGTTCGCTTATTCCATGGTGGATTACGCAAACACCCTGCGGGCATCATACAAGATCCATGAATTGCATATCCTGATGCTGGGGGATTTAATTAGCGGGGATATTCATCAGGAATTGCTGATCACAAATGCCTTTCCCAGCCCGGTGCAAGTGGTTCGGGCGGCGATGGTTCATGCCAAGCAAATCGCCATCCTTGCCCCACATTTTGAAAAGATCATCGTGCATTTTGTATCGGAGGACAATCATGCTCGCCTTACCAAAAAGCCACAATCCGGGGAAGCCGGGTTGAATTCCATGAATTACCTTGTGGGGAAATTATTGGAAGCCTACATCCAGAAGCACACCAATGTGGAGTTCAATATTTATCCAATGTTGGAAAAGGTGATTTCAGTGAATCAGATGCAATATTTGATCACCCATGGTCATCAGATCCGGGGTTGGATGGGGTATCCTTGGTATAATGCGGAACGGAAGGTGGGGAAAGAAACAATCACCCGGATGCGATTGGTGTTGGAAGATCCATCAAAGATTCATGAACTGGGATTCCATAAAATGGTTCATGCCCATTTTCATACGAATCTGGATCATCCCCTTTGGTCTTGTTGCGCAAGTGTTCAGGGAACCACCGCTTATGATCACAAGGATGGGAGATATTCAGAACCCGGGCAACCGGCTTGGTTGGTTCATCCGAAATATGGGGAATTCGCCAGAACTAACTTTCGTCTGAAGTTTTATGATGAGATGGCGATTGAATAATCCGGATTTTCCCATCCATAAACGCTCCATATTCACACCGGACAATTCTTGTCCCTTTGGGGCATTGCATCCGGATTATGGATAATACTGACAGATTTTCTGGGACCTCGATCACTTCCAAAAGTTCATCCGATCCGTCGAATCGGACCAGATCCCCAACACTTAAATCTTTCATTTTTCTTGTAGGATTGAATTGGATTCATAAATCAATTTTCGCATATTGTAGATCAACCTTGGTTGGCTGCTTGGAATGAAATTCAGGATCAGATCTCCCTGTTCGGAAAGCAATTTTGCAAACTGCCGATCACTGCGAATTGGATCCATTTTTTCAGAAACATTTGTGCATTGATCATATGTAATTCCATTCATGCTTTTGTTATGTTTTAGCAAAAATAGACGCAATTTTATTGCCTGTTTTATAGCATTTTTTGCGCGGATTCTGAATGGTTTTTCGTTCATTTTTGTCGTTTTTGCGGTTTCGCAAATAAGGCGCAAAAGAGGGCCATAGACGAATTTACACCCCTTTTTGATATACTTATATTACTGCGTCTCCGATCGTCGATTTTGGTATATAGCGTGGCTTCCAGCCTTGTAAATATGGAAATAAATTTATTTCACCATATCTTCGTTTTCGCTGATTTTTTTGATCTGGGATCTCCCTTTTTTGATACCTACTTGGAAGATGGAATCCGCATGCTCGGTCAGGGCCTCTTCATGGGTTATGATGATAAATTGAATATTTAATTTTGTAGATATCTGCTTGATCATTTGGGAAGCCCGATCCTGCAAATTTGCGCTCAGGAATCGCATCGGTTCATCCAAAATAATTGTGTTCCGGGATCGGGGATTTTGCATCGACCATGAAGCAATGCGAAGGGCAAAAGCGGCCACATCCACGGCCCCACCCCCGGATGCCGAAATCGGATCCATGCGATCACCATCCCTTTCAAAATAAAGATCGCATTCGGTCTTATTTCTTCGTTGAACAAACTCGGCAACCAATTCATACGGATCTGGAAAGACCGCATCCAAGGCCAGTGATGTAATATCGGAAATATGATATTGCAATTGCTGTTGGGTCTTTAATCCAACCTCCCGGATGATCTCCCGGGCTTGTTCATGCTTGCGAAGATCTTTCCGGATCCATGTCCTTTTTTCCTTCCCCTGATGGATGGATTTTTGAATCCGTTGGAATTCCCCTTTCTGGCGTTCCAGTTTTCTGCGGAAATCTTCAATCTTACTCGTCTGCATATTTTTCCTCCAATTCTTTCAATCCGGTTTCAATGGATGTCTCCAACTTTTGGATCTGCTTGGAAAACTCTTCCATTTTTTTCGCAGCCTGATCAATGGAAGCACATCCCCATTGTTCTTTCAATTGCTCCAGCAAAAGTTTTTTCTTCCCTTTCAATTCCCCGACTTCTTCTTTTGCTTCGTCAATTTCCTGTTTCAATTCAAATAATCTTGTTTCATCCATGATGTTCAGATTTAAAGTTGATCATAAAAAGCGGCTGTAGGCTGATTCTCGCTCGCCCACGCCGGCGATAATTGCAAAATCATATATTCCCCCCACCCAAAGGCACGGGGCTTTAAACGCTCTTATTTTGATCGATAGCGGCATACACGATATTCATAACCGATTGGCGGATCTGATTATTGTTGGCGAATCTTTTCAGGTTCTCTTCAAAATTCAACGCAATCTCCCAATTATCATTCAATTGGGAAACAAAGGCATCAATCCTTTCGTCCCTTTCTTCAACCCGATCCAAATGCTCCCGGCTAACCACCCCGGCATCAATCGGGATCTGGATCGCTTCATAATAGGGTGGATCCGGATAAACAAGAAACACAACCGGCTTATGATCATCCTGATCAGCTGTCTGCCGGGAAAGGCTTCCCGGATTGATCAATAATCGGGACCCATCCTCAACTACAAAGGTCTTGTGGTTATCCCCGGTGATGATGATATCAAAATCTGTATATTTTTTCAGGATCTGATCCCCGGTCATGGCGGTGCATCCCGGCCATGGGGATTTCCCTTGGTAAGTAAAGACATGCCAGACCAGAACCGATGCATCATTGATCGGGAAAAGCAAAGATCCTTTTTCCGGGATCTTTCCCCAGTGGCATTCTTCGAGCAGATTCAGAATCCCGGCTTCCACCAAAACCCGCAATCCGCTTTTTATGGAAAGATCCAGATTGTGTTGTGGGAGATCATGATTCCCATAAACCACATACATTTTTTCCGGAAGCCTTTGAATGCATTCGCTTAACAGATATGGGGATGCCTTCCATTGGTGGAAAAGATCCCCGGCATGAAGAACTGGGCAATTATGCTTTTCCTGCAATCCCCGGACAAATTCCACCTTCGCCCATTGTGCGGCCCAGAAATCATCTGTCCGGCAAATGGGGGTATCTTCCCTTAAATGCCAATCCGCCGTGGCGATGAACATTGGTTTTCTGGATTCCGGCAATTTATTTCTTTTCATCTTTCTTCAATTTAGATCCACAGAAAGGACAAACATCCGGATATTCTTTTTTGAATCGGAATTCCAGATTCCGTAATTTTTCTTCCATTTTCACCAATCGCTGGGAATTCTTGTTGATTTCTTCAATCGCCAATGTCAAGCGGGATTGCCTTTCAATCAACACTTCCTTCGCTTCCACGGTCTTGGTCAATTCCCGAACCATTCCATCCAGATCGATGATATGTTGCAATTCCTGAATATCAGTATCTGTCAAGCGGATGGATATGATGATTTTGGAAAGATCTTGTTTTTTCTGGGAAAGGGAATCCCGATTCTGAATCTGATCAATCAAGGCGTTTACATCGGATTCTTTTTGAAGGATCTGATCCTTGTCTTCCAATTCCTGATCAATCTGCTGGATGGATCTGATCAATTGATCTAATTTTGTTCGCTTGTTTTGGAGTGATCCCAGCGTTTTTTCCTGCTCTTCCAAAACTTCCACCTCAATTTCAAATTTTTCCAGATGCTGAAATTTTTCCAATTCCAATTCCAACTCCTTCAACTGGATTTCCTTTGCCCTTTCTTCATTCTTCAACCCCTGAATCCATGAATGCACCTTTTGCAATCCGGAATTGATCTGATCCAGATGGGCAATTTTATTGAAATGCTGGGCCACTTCCCCGGAGGATGAATCCAAAAGGAAAGGTCGGTCCAATTGCATTTGCAGGTTGATTTCATTCAGATTTAGGGCCTTTTGAATTTCATCGGGGACATCTGTTCCGAATGCCCGAAATGTCTGTCCTTTGGTTTCAAGGCCGGCGTATGCTATATCATATAAATTGTCATTTCCTTTGATCCGGGAAATCTTTTTTCCTTCCCCTGTTTCAATGCATATCCGGGTATCCCCGCCCCAATGGCTCCGGAATTCTTCCCCGCTGGGGCGGTTGGTGGTCACATAGCGCAGAGCCCTGATAATAGCGGTTTTCCCGGAATCAGATCCCCCGATGATGATATTCACCCCCGGATGAAACTCCAAAAAAGAATCCGCATGGCTTTGGAAATTATCAATCTTCAATGATTTAATCATGGCTTGTCGTTATTTCCCATTCAACATTAGATTCAGGAACCGGATAAACATCACATAAATGGACTGTTGGAAATCGCTCGGTCCCATTTTCCTGAATTACAATCCTTCCATCGCAAAGATCTTTATACATCAGATGGATCCCCGGTCTGCCCTGAACTCGGATGACATCCCCCGGTAAAAGGGTTTCCCGGAATTGGGCCAGATCCCGGATTTCTTTCACCCATGATTTAACCATGATAATGATCACAATCAGGGAAATCAACCCTATGATTCCCAGAATCGCATAAAATGAAATCATTCCCATACCCTTTTCCGCTTTAATCCAAGTAGAATGCGCTGGGCGGCAACTCCCCTTTTTGTCCTGAATAATCGCTTAGACATTTCCTGATCAGAAAGATCCTTCCAATTTTGCCGAATGTATTCCAATCCGGACTCCGTCCATAGGTGATGGCGGAGGGCTAATGGGTCGTATTCCAGATCTTTGATCGGGGGTTGCTTGCCCCGGATATCACCAACCACTTGGGGTTCATTTTTATATTTGAATATTTCTGGATCCAATGCTTTGTAAGATTTTGAAAAAGGAACAAGCATCCATGATAACAACTGGATCTTTCCGGCTTTTCTTACACACCAATAACCATGCCGTCCCTTTTTGTTGATTATCTTTTGCCTGCTCAATCCATGAATGAACTGACCATGATTCCTGAAATTTGCATTCCACAGAAAAGGGGAATTTTTCCCGCACCTGTGATTCCATTCGGATGTCACACCCAGACTGCCCCATCGGCCGGGATTCAATCGGGGAATCCGATCCACTGGATCCCCATTCAAATCCGGTCAATTCGGATACCTTTTGGCATACCCATTGTTGCAGACTGCGCCCTTTGGCTTTGGCTGATGAAACACTGATACGCTTTTTAGGGGGAGTCGGCTGCTTGGTTCTTTTCATTACGGTTTTATTATAATCCAAAAAATGCTAAGGGAAATATTCATAGGAACATCATGCGTACCCTTTTTGCGTAAAACTAATGGATACCATGCCGGCGGCAGTGCAATAAAATGGAATAGGCTTCTTTTGTTACCTTTATGATAAATGGAAAACAAACGGATTTCCCCTGTAATGCTTCGTCCAGCCGAACGACAGTATTTCAATACGTATTTTCATCGTTGTTAATTGTCTTTTAATGAAATTTCAACCCCGTTTCGATATCCTTCTGCATACGCATCATCAATAATCTGCCCCAATGCCGCATAAAGATTATGGAACTGTATGATGTTTTCAACAAGATCATCAGAGTTAACTACCTTTATAGATAATACAACTTTAACTGCTTCTTTTTTGAGTGTATTTAATGGTGTTTTCCCCATCACAATTTTGGTTTAAAAGAATTTATTATCAATCCAATTAACAAAGACATCAAATGCCCACCACACTAAAACCAATGGCCATGTAAACGTCCACAAAACCATATCAGTCCGGTGACCATAAGGATCAAAATGCCATTGTACATATATCTGAGCAACCACCCTTCCTATGAAAAGATATAACAGAGCGGCTGCAATTATCAAAAGAGTTTCCATAACTTATCGTTGTTTATATGGTTAATAAATATCTGATTCTGTTGCATTACAGTCATCCGGTAAATCTGGAAATTTATTTGCCCCACGACCGGATAATACCCAGTTCAATGCATCAATCTGCCCTTCATAATTAGCAATCTTTTTTTGAAGCCCGTAACCTCCCCCGCTCTGCATATCAATTTGATTTAAATCATTATGTTGGGTTAATAGTTTCATCCTACCTTTTCTACATTGCCGTAGGTGTTGGTTAATTTCTGTAGCTGTCTTCATCGTTGTTTTGGTTTACGTTCAGTTTTAAACTTTTCTTCAATTTCCATCCAAAGATCAATCACCTCTTCACGCAATTCTTTTTCCAACCCCTCTTCCTCAATTATTTCAATCGCCTGTTTCATTGACCGATCCAATTGTCGATCGCCGATGGTGTACACCGTGGCGTTGGTGAAGTCTTTCAAAAATTGCAAATTGGCTTTCACATCATCAATACCGTAATCAAAAATAATGGTAATAAGGGCGGTGCGGTGCGGTTTCCAAATACTGGATTTAAATACCTCAATCTCGGTTTCCACACCAACAATACGCGTAACCTCTTTACCCGCCACTTTTACTTTTTCCTTGATCTTTTGGGCACGACCGGCACGCAACCGCAGGGAAGAATAAAAACCAATGCTTTCCCCGCCGGGGCTAATGTATTTTTGGCCATACGGCCCGGCATCCAAGTTCATCCGCACCTGATTACTGCATACCATCAATAGGTTTTGTTCGGTTAATATGCGACAGGTTTTCCGCAATTCTTCGCTGAATTCCTTTGCCCGCCGCATGCCCATCTTATCACCTTCATCCTTTTCCATTTCCATGTCGGTGGAAAGGGCTGCCAATGAATCGGCAAACACCCCGTTAATCTTTTTGTTGCTGTCCGGCTCCCATTTGCGGACGCGAGAAAAAACCTCAGGGATAGTATTTGGGGTATCGTAATCCATTAAGTCCGTGTCCAGGTCAAACATGCGGGCGAATTGTTTGTTTAACCGCGCTTCAGGATCATGGAACATTATCTGCCCGCCATGTCTTTGCACGGCCCCGGCAATTTCGCATAACAGCACGGTTTTCCCAGCACCAGACGGCCCAAATATTTCCACCAATATACCACCGGGGATTCCACCGCCACGTACCCTACCGCCGCTTATGGCCAGGTCCAACAAGGTAGATCCAGTGGATATCATGATGGAGGTGTCCCCATCATATTCCCTTTTTTCTTTGATTGGTTTGTTGGCAGATTCTTTCATTTGTGTCCCCAATGCTTTTGCTGTTCGCTTCATATCTGGAGCCCTCCAACGATTTGTTTGACAATAGAATAATCAATTCCCCGATTACTCAAATCATTCAAAACTGATTTCACAAAGGAATTATAAACAGAACATTTTTCTGCTTCACTGATCCCTTGTTTCAATCGATTCCAATTCAACTGTTTCCGGGCTGTAATCAATTTAATAAGATCATTTGTGCAATTGCTTTGGATTTTTTCCTGAGTCCAAAGATCCACGGCAGTCCGGATAATCTGGGACTTGCTGATCTGATGGGCGTTGGCATACAACTCCAGATAGGAAGCGGCCCGTCGGGACAAATAAGCCCCGACAAGCCGTTTTTCTTCTTTTATCATTTCATTTGTTGTTGGGCATCATAGCAATCATTCCAGATGTCACAATCTTCACATTCGTCATATTTTTCGCAATCCCTTCCAAATTTGAAACCATGCGGACATTTCTGGGCGTCATCATCCTTTGCCTTTCCTTTTTTGGTTCGGGCAGGGGGTTCTGGATCATCATCGGGATCCGGCTCCGGGTCAGTCTTTTTCCGGCGAACTGGGGGATCATCATCGGGATCCAGCTCCGGGTCAGTCTTTTTCCGGCGACGGGTCGGGGGTTCCGGATCATCATCGGGATCCGGCTCCGGGTCAGTCTTTTTCCAGTGCGCCAGGTGTTCCGGATCATCATCGGGATCCGGCTCCGGGTCAGTCTTTTTCCGGCGACGGGTCGGGGGTTCCGGGTCATCATCATCAGGATCCGGGTCAGCCTTTTTCCGACGAACCGGGGGATCAGGATCATTCAGATCCTCATCAGGATCCGGCTCAGCCACAGAATCCTCCGGATCATGATCTTCCATTTCAAAGAACTTTAATTCCAGTTCCTTGTAGGATGGGACGATCAGGATTTCATCCAGATTTGGAATCGATTTCATGATCTTTTCATCGTAGATTTCTTCCCTTTCTTCAAAATCAATCCGATTGGCATCAGCGAAGGGTTGGCTTTTTCCGATGGTTTTGGAATCAAACCGAACCCGCAAAGTCATCCCCTCTTCCAGATCCGGGAAGATTTCAAAATCTGGATTTTCTTCCAGTTCTTCGTTGAGCAGATTTTGGAAAAGGAATTGGGAGATGTCCCAGATGTGTGGCTTTTCATCAAACTTTTTATGTCCGATGGGAATCACCACATACAGATTCCGCAGGGAAGGCCGCATTGCGTCGGTTTCTTCTTTTTCGGCGCCTTCTTTCAAACGCTTAGCCCGGTATTCGCAGATGGGGCAACGTTTTCCGATGCTCGTGGGGCAGATCATCAAATCATTGTTTGCCCCGATATTCCGGTGAACTTTGAACGGACGTTTATACCACAATTCCCCCGGAACCGCGATCCCCAATTCGTCGTTGCGGTCGGGATGCCTTTCATCGGTAACCAGATAGGGCATGATGTCGATCCGGATCCGACCACCCGGATCTTCTTTGAAAACATTCAAATCGCGGGGAAGGGAAAGATACCCGTAGCTGTTGGATGATTTTTTTTGCCTTTGGGCGTCCCTTGCGACCTTTCCCCTGAAACTACCTTTTTTCTTCATTTTTTTGTGATTTTTTTGAGTGTAAATATTCATTGAATTTTGAGATCCAAGCGGACATCTGGGCATGATGCCACAGATATGAAAACAAATATGTCAAAAAAGGGGTCGCAAGAATCAGGATTAACAAGGTATACCATCTCATTTTTTGGTCCTCCTTAGTTTTTCTGCCACCCCACTATCTACCCGCCGTTGGGACATTTTTCTTTCCCATTCAGCAGACAGATCCCTTGGTAATTTTGGGCCGGCAAAATATTGCTGTCCATGAAGCCGGACAAGATTCTCCAGAGCATCCTTTTTTCCATCAATCGCCCGGACAGCGGCTTTGGCAATATCCACCTGATATTTGGCGTCCAAAACCTGATGCTCAATTTCCTGATATTCTTCATTCATCATGATCGCATTCAGGATGGCTGTTTCAGTAGGTTTTGCCACGCCAAACCTATCAGGATTCCCCCGGATCGCTTTATCCAATTCTGCCTTTTTCAATTCCAGCAGGGATTTCTTTTTATCCAGACGAAGGCTCATTTCTGCCAGATGTGTGGCATATTGGATCATCAACCGGGGTTGATTCAACCATTCAATATCCAGTCCGGATTCATCGATGGTTATGTCTTTTTCGTAGTTCATGGGTTATGTGTATTTAGGATTGTTTTTTATGAAATCGTATCCCGGTATTTTTTTTGTAATAGTTGGGGATAACCTCCAATTCATATTCAGGATGTATCACCAGAACAGAAAACCGATCATCCCCGGGTCTTGTAATACCATCTGCTATCATAAGCGGGGCGGTTGGTCTGGTACTCAAATCATGTTCCCTTTTGAATTTGAAATACCCTTTTTCTGATTCCTCCGGTTGGGAATAAAACCGGCGGGTATAGGCCATTGCTTCATTCCATTGTTGGGGGAGTTCAAAGTGGAGCGATTTTTTTATAAGACGCTGGTGGAATCGCTTTAATTTTTTTGAATACTCAGTTCCATACAAGAAAGAGTGGTCAAAATCAAAACTTTTCACAATTTCAAACCCTGCCATTTCAGCAAACGCTTTTTGTAAGGGGCCGGGACCGCCGATTGTGAATGGTTCCATTTGTTTTGTCGTGTTTGTTTTGGGGGAAAATGAATCAGTGGCTTCCTTCATTTTTTGACAGGCAAAGACAAAGGCATCAATTGAATCCTTTGATGGGAATAATTCAGCGGCCTTTTTCAATCTTCCTTTTATTATATCCATCGCCAATTCCAAAAGGCGCACACGGTTGGACAAATCACCCATAGGAAACCAATATCCGCTATATTTATCTGGAGCAATAAGATCTGGGAGATTCATTTCTTTGTAGGCCTCCAACAACCCAGGAAACTTGATGCAAAGTTCCTTTGAACTTACTTCGTTAATATATCCCAGGTGGCAGAAGTAACTACACAACCCCAAGTAAATGGAAGGGATAACGTCCCCCATTTCTTTGTCCGCTTTTATAAGATCCTGGCGGACTTCTTTGTATATCTGCAATCGTTCTTGTAAGTTTTTCATGGCGTTGGGGGGTTTGGGATTATTTTTTTTCTGGGATGTTGGGAATGTCCAGTGTGATCGTGTATATTTGATGGCAGGCTTTTGGTAGATCTGATAAAGTTTGAAAAGGATCATTATCCAAATACACCGGCCGGATTTCTAATTCAAAATGAAAAGGAATCCCCAAATCACTACACCGGATCATCTTCGCCAGCAATCGGGTCATTAGCAGGATCTGTTGTTCTGTTTTTTTCTGGTTTTCCCCTTTCAATTTTGCCCGGCGTTCTTTTTCCTGATAAGCCCTTTCAACCTCAATTTCACCCCTTAACAATTCGCAGGCTTTTTCCAGCACCCTGATCCGGGATTTAATATCCGATGTCTTGAACCAATATGAAGGTGATTCCCCTGGTCCTGTTTGCAAAGGGGCATGGAAACCACAAAACCCCACACCATCAAATGGGTCGTGTTTGGGATATATTGGATCTTCATTTTCGGTTAAGATGGTGTAGGCAATTCCCAATTCTGGGAAATATTCCACCAATTGCTTCAATGAATTCCCGGCCATCCGCTCGGCGTCTACGGGGGGAAGATGTCCCATTTCATGAAGGTAAAGACAAAGCCCCCAATATGAAGAATTCAGGGGGGTGCCCATGCTTTTTGCCCTTTTCCTTTCCTGTTTGAAATCATGAAGGGCCTTTTCCAGTATTTCTAATCGCTTTTCCTTTGGTTCCATATTGGGTTTATTTAATGGATGAATAACAGGCAAAAACCAATCCGGGGAATCCAATATCGTAGAATGGTTCCCAGAACGATTCAATGATAATAGCCGCTTGGGCATGATCAGATTTCAAAAGGACAGACTGGGCATACCCCAAAACATGGCGGCGGATGCTTTCCGCTTCCTGATCCTTCAATCCGGAAAGGATCTTATTTACAACCGACCATGATTTCCTTGCCAACAGGGCCCGGCACAATTCAATCGATTCGGATTGCTCCTGCGCAGATCTTTTCGCTGTTTCCAATCGTTGATCCGGGGGGACGCGCAAGACCTGATCCAATATCTGCAAGGCATTTCGGGGATGTCCCAGACTGTCCTGAATTATTTGTTCCACAACGGTTTTTGCTAATTTTTCCCCCTCTTCCCGAACCACGTGCAATAATAGATTTTGCATTTCAGAATCATTCAGGGGATTCACCTGAAATGAAATACAACGCCCTTTGATGGTGGGTAATAATTTTTGGGGATCAGTGGTAGCCAAAATGAAATACACATGGGATGGGGTATCTTCCAATATCTTCAACAAAGCATTCTGGGCATCATTGGTCATCTTGTGGCATTCATCGATCAACCAAACCCGGCAATCACTTTCCAATGGGGCATACAGGCTTTGCTTCCGGATTTCCCGAATGGTGTCAATCCCCCGGAAATCTGCTGAATCAATTTCCCGGAAATCATTCCCCCGGCTATTCAGGCTTTCCCCGATGATCCTACCAATGGTGGTTTTTCCGCATCCGGTCGGTCCGGTTAACAAAAAGGAATGGGGGCATCTTCCCCGATCTTCCAACATGGAAGAAAGGGAAGATACCAATTCCTTGTTTCCCCGGATATCATTCAGGGATTTTGGTCGATGCTTCAAATATAGATTCATAATTATTTCCCCATTATTGATAGGAGCGCTTCCATTTTTTTACGAAACATCTGAATCTGTTGCTCGCGGCGCCCTTCATGCTTGGCAAAATGCCAATAAACAAAAAGGAATGATCCAAAATCTTCGGTTTCTTCCAACATTCTGCCTATGTCCCCTGTGATGGTGTCGTCCGATTTATTCTCAATTTTATCCAATATGGGTTCCCAATACTCGTCATCCCTTTTTGTTTCGGCATCCGGGACACCCAAAATTTCAAGGATATCATCAGTATCCGGCCCCTTTTCGTTGATCTGATTGATCATGACGGATTTCACTATTTCCCATGCTTCCGCCGGGGTTGGTTTTTCTTTTTGTTTAGTCATGTTTTTGGGGGTTTTAAATTAAAAAAATCCTTTCCTAATATTATACCCAGAATATCCGTTTCAATTATGGACATTATAAGGCAATTGATATGGTTTCAGATCCGCCCAGCTTTCATCCACACCACCCAGATCTGCATCAATTTCTAATGGCACATTGATCCATGGCCAATTGCGGGGAAGATCCCCGGTGGTAACCAAGCGGATATTCAAACCCACTTCATGCAGCTCGTCCGGATGAACATCCAAAACAATTGCATCATGGATCTGTCCGATCAATCGGGTTTTCCATCCTTTTCGCTGCATGATCGCATCCAACCGAATGAAAGACCAGAGCAGGCAATGAAAGGCCGCCCCCTGTACTGGATAATTGATCGCATCATTCCTTCCCATTTCCCCGCTGCAGCGGAATCCGGTATACATGTCGACATATCCTTTTTTCTGATATTCCTTCCACCACTTTTCTTTCCATTCCTGATAAACCGGGAATCGATTATTCCAGAAATCCGATTCAATTTCCCGCAAATGATCTGTAAATTTATCAATTGATCGGATCCCTTTCCCGATGAAGTGATCCGCCAATTTTCCACCATTGAAATCGATCCCCTGTCCTGCTTTCCATCGGCCCTCCGGGAGTTTACCCCATCGACAAGCCAGATTGATCGCGCAATTTTTAAAGTAATCCCCGTAGAATTGGGGAAAGACAAATCCATTTTTGGCAGCGGATCGGAGGGTTTTGTGGGTTGGATCCGATTTATCAAAATCATCCATCAGAAAAATTTGTTCGGCCATATCCCGATGCATATCCGTGGAAGGATCCAGAATATATTTAAGCATGGTTGGATCTTTGTGATATGCAGCGGCTATGCGGACTTCCAATCCAGAATAATCCACTTCCATCAATTGATGCCCGGGTCTGGGGTATAATGCTTTTCGGATCAATCGCATGGTATCTTCATCCCTTTTCGGAATGTTTTGGAAATTGGGCCGATCCGATGAACTCCTAAATGTCTTAACCAAATGTAGGTTGAAAGATGGATGGAGATATCCCTCGACCGCTTCCCTGATGAATGATCCCAGATAAGTGTCACGGCTTTTTTTCAATTTCCGGATTTCCAATAATAAATTTAATTCCGATATTCCCAATTGGGACAGGGATTCTTCGTCTGTCCCCCCTTTCCCGGTGGCCGTGGTGTTTGCGGGGGTGAATTTCTTCACCTTATAAAGAAAATTACCCAGTTGGACATTGGAATGAATATTTATTCGGGATCTTGTTGTTTTATTCCATTCTTTGAAGAATTCTGTCCGGTAGAATTGTTCTTCCAGCCGTTGGATCTTGTGGGATAATTGATCACTTTTCTTTTCACAATATTCCATATTTACCCGGATCCCTTGTTGCTCAGCCCGCGCCAAGGCAAGCGTCCCATCATGGAATAATCGGTAGGCTTCTTTTGTTTGCGGGGAAATTATCATAACGGAATATATTTAAAAGATTTGATCACAAAATCACTATCCGCCTGATCCGGCGGGATATGTTTCCCGGATTGAACCCCAGTGTTGATCAGTAGATTCATCGGGGGTTTGAATTGATTCAGGGTCTGTCTGGGAATATCCCATCGATGGGCCAATTTTCCATCAACCCAGATGGAAATATCATCTGGATGCCATCGCCCTTCGTAAGTTATGAAATGATCCCGTGGATCCCGGCACCCAATCCCCCCCAATCTTTTCGCCCCCAACGCATAGGGTTCCCCGGCCAATGGCAGGTGTAGATTGGTTTCCATTTTCCAAAATTGGCAAAGATTTGGAAATGTTGGTTGAAAATAAGATCCCCGGCTGTTGGCATATCCTTCAAAGAAATCAATTTCCGGTGGCCATCCTTTCCATGAATATAACCAAAAGGCCGGCCAGGCGAAAGGAACATCCGGCAATTTCGCTTCAATAATAAACCGACCATAGGAAAAATGATGCACACAGGAAACCAATCCGATGGCAATCGGGCGCAATTGATCCCATTCATGAATGAATTGGGGGTTGTATTTTGTGCGCAAATGTAGGGGGGATTTCTGATCCGATTCCACTTCTACACATTTTGGATCCATCCATGTGTTGGTGTTGTCTTTGTAGGCGGTTCCCCATCTTTCCTGCGGGATCCAATTGAATCCCATCCATTGAATTTGTTTTTCCATGATTAAAAGGGTAAAAAATCATAATCAATCAAATCAATCTGCTTCATCGCCAATCGATATTCGTATATTGAATCCAATGCGCAATACTCAAGCAATTGCGCTCGTCCTGATGGCGATCTAACCAGATCCAACACTTGGTTAATAGAATTCCCGGAATCCCCAGAAGCCCGCAAATGCGCCTCTACGCCGGTGGAATAATCTGGGATTCCAAAATTGACATATGTTTGAAATTTCAGACTGGTGATCCCAGGTCTGTTATCCAGAATATGTGCAGCGATCATGGAATCCCATTCCCAATTAGCAACAGGTTGCCGGAATCTGACTTGGCTCCAAGTTTCCTCAAATTTCATATTATGGGCCATCTTTCCAATCAGCGGATTCCCCAATAAATCCAAAAAGGGGCGCAGATCCTTTCTTTTCGGGGGGATCATGAAAACATAAGCATGATTGATGGATGTGGCCACCGATGCGCAAACAATCTGATGACCCGGGGCATGGGGTTTCAATCCCGTGGTTTCAAAATCAAATGCAATCAGATCGGATTTAATTTCCCCCAACACGGAAAGATCTTCAATGACTTCAATCACAGGCTTGGGTGCCCGATGCCATTCTTTCCTTTCCAAAGAATTCAATGCCCGCCCGATGTCCTGCTTCCAGATTGTCTCCACCTGAATATCACTATTTTCAACATAATATGGATGAAAGGTGGGGGCGATCAAGCATTTAAACTGCTGATCAGGGATCACCCACCCCCGCCATTTGGCAAGGGAATCCATATCCTTCCCCCATGTGTGGCCAAGCACAGATTGTACTGCCGATAATCCAAAAAGCATGATCAGATCCGGTTGATATTCCCGGATGGTTTTCAGAATGTTTTTTCTGCAGCAGGCAATGGAGTGCATTCCGGGGGGTTTGGGATTCCCGGAATCTTTATAAGTAGATGCGCAGCAAACCGCATTGATATTCAAACAATCGTCCACCAGATCAATCCCAAATTTATGATAAGCCCTTTGTAGGATCCGACCTGTCTTCCCCTGCCATGGGATTCCTTTTTCATCTTCCAATTCATCAGGGGCGTCCCCAATGTTTAGGATTCGCTTTTTGAAATTACCAAAGGGTTTGATCTTTGGGTTCTGGGCATCCTTTGATAATCCACAGGCAAAGCAGGAATATGTCTTTCCATCCGGCCGGGATTTTGAAGCAACTTGGTCTTTTGTGAAAAATCCTTTCATTTAATCATTTTTTAACATTCCCAAATATTCCCAATTTTCACCGGTAAATTTAATCCGACCCTCCCCCACAATGCATTCATGGGTTTCAGTCATGATGTCTTTGAAAAGATGGGGAGTCATGGCAAATTTGATGGGATTCCCTTCGTAGCGCATTTTGGCGGTTTCCGCATAACTCCCGGTGGAACATTCCCCGGAAACAACAACAGAATTATCTTCAATCTGAACATCCACTTTCTGATCCAGAAAATGATCTGAATCGCTGGAAAAGATTGTGGCCCGATCCAGAATGTCAGCGATTGCTTTAGGCAATTGAAGTTTTTCCCCTTTGAAATCAAAAATATGATCCACCAAAGGATACACATCATCTTCCAATATCCTACTGCTGATAATGGATCCTTCCTCATTCTGGAAATGAACCCATGCTTCTTGCAGATGGATCCGGATCGGATTCAATTTTGCCACTTGGGCGGCCGTGTCGGCTGGGAGCAGGAAATCTGGACAAGGCATCCCATCCCCCCGGATCCGGCTTAAGCGGAATCCATCCGAACCCTCAAATGCCCCATTTTCCCGGATATGCACGGCAGTCAGAACAGGCTTGCTCATATCACGGGAGCAGGATTGCATGGCAAAGCGCAGATTCCGGGAAAAATTATCGGGAAGATCCTGAAACTTTTTCATGATCTTTTTCATGTCCAGAATGGGCATTGTGATTTCAGCTTCAATTGCCAACTTTGCCACGGCTTTCCCGGTCATGATGGTCAATTCTTTTTCATCAATCTGGATTTCAATTTCATCCCTTTTGATTTTGGTCAGGAGTTTGTAGAGTTTTTCCGCTCGGATTGCCCCATTCAATCCGATGTCCCCGATGGGGTGGCGGATGCTGATGGAATCATTATAAGTCACCACAAATCCATCAATAAAAGCAAAGGAACTGGTCTGCTCGGCGATTTCTTTATTCGCCAACCCCGGCTTCACTATTTCCAATGCTTTCCGCAATTGTTCTTTTTGAATTTTCATGTTTTATGATTTTGAATGTTTCTGTTCGGAATGGGATGGAAGAAATGTGGATGTCATAAAAGCTAAGCAGAACATTCCGGATCACCCCATGCCTTAAATTATGTGGTTCGGCTGCCGCGAAGATTACTTTCATCTTTGATCGCTTTAAAAACTTTATCACAATCCAACGTCCGATTGACAATCAGGAAATAACTCAATAAGCGATGGCGGATTCCCAGCATCCCCCTTTTTTGCTTGGTTTCATTTCCCGGAGCAGTAGCGGCAAGGTATATGATCATTTTCCTGTCTTTATGTATTTACGGAATTCAGATTCCGGTTTTTGTTTGGTGTGGAAATAACTCAACAGGCGATTCCTGTGTCCCACCCGGGTAAGGGTTTCCCCTTGTGATTTTTCCAGAATCCATGTGGCCAAATAAATATTCATCCTTTGAAAAGATTTGATAAAGCATGGGCAAGGGGTGGGGTGAATCCAAATAAGGTATTCCCCCCGTTGGTTGGATTTTTCAAAAATGTGGAAGGAACCATCATTCTCCCACTGGAATACAAAGACATCCGGGTTTTATTCCCGGGTGAATCGGAAAGCAGAAATTGGCATCGATGATCTGCCAGTAATTCCTTCATGGGCAACACAACATAGGAACCGGATCCGAATTTAATAAAGTCATCATCCAGATACAAAAAGGAATGGGAATCCCGGATCCTTTTCAGATAATCCTCCGGGGAAACATCCGATGGCTTTTTCAGAAAAACATCTCCGTCGGTGAATTTCCGGAGTATCAATTGCTTGGTATTGTAAGTGGATTGATCGATCAATAGCAATTCCAAGCCGATCCCTTTGTCATCCATCCGGTCAAGTATCCGATTCCCGATGGTATTATTCCGGGCAATATGATCCCCCATCCGAACAGATTGTCCTTCATGAAGGAATCGGACATAATACATATATCTGTCTGGTTCAAATAATTTGTTGATCTGCTCGATCGCTTCTTTCCGCCACTCATATCCGGCAAGAAAGTCCTGTTGAAATTTGGTTAGTTTCTTTTGTTCTTCCATGATATGTTTTTGTTTAGAAGTTCAAAGATTGCTGACGCCCTTCTTTTTGAAAAGGCCATGGCCATGCCGGCATACTTTTTTCCAGATCAGAAAAATAGATGATATTCAATTCATCCCGTAATTGGTATTTATTGGAGATCCCGGGTTTTGTGATAATTTCCAAAAGACGTTTCTTTGATTTGGATTCCGGTTTCTTTTCCGCCCATGATTCCACCCCCTTTTCCGGCTTATGGGATTGATCCACATAGCGGAATTCTGATGCCCCCAATTCATACCCCTTGTCATGGATATAATTCAGAATGATTCCCCGATCATCCGGAGTGAGGGTGTCGATGTGTTCCCCTTTTTCTTTCCGTGTGGGGCTTTTGCTGGATACCGTGATCTTCCATGAATTTTCATCATAAATCCATGATCCTGCTTTATATCTGGGAACATATATGGCTCCCATCCGGGATGTAACCACCCATGATGTAGAATCCACTGAATACCATGGATAGCGCATCATTAAAGCAAGGCTTGTGATTCCAAAGGCGTGAATCTTCACCCGGGGCATCCCCTGATCATCGGTCAAATATTCAGAAAATAATTTATCAAACCATTTGATCAGGATTGAACTGGTGCTTCCCACCGCTCCCCCCAATGCTATATACTCATAACCACGGTCCAGATATCGGCGGAGCCATTTGGGGTTTTCCCCCAAATGAAAACAAGGAATCGGATTCAATCCCGCTTTCTCCATGATCATTTGATTCTGGAAAGATAAGCGCGCGCTTTCTTCCAGCGCCTGGGTGGATCTTTTCCCCCTTTTATCCGCTTGGCAAATCACATCCAGATTCGCATACACATGGATAACATCCCGATGATCTTTGATGAATTGGATATACTCCTGAATATCGATTTCAGTTTTCTGGGTCAGGGCTGAAAAAGCACCAGAATCCAGAAACAATTGCACTTTGTTTTCTGATTCTTTCATCATGTTTTTAGTGTTTAATCAATTGCAACAATTCCTGACGGGTGGATTCCTGATCCCGGAATGCTCCCTGCATGCTGGAAGTCACCATGATGGAATTTTGCTTCCCAACGCCCCGCATTCGCATGCACATATGGGTGGCTTCAATAATACAGGCCGCTCCCTTTGGTTGGAGATATTTCATCAGATCCCCGGTTACCTGATCCCCGATCCTTTCCTGAATCTGGAGCCGGCGGGCATAGATATCAACCAATCTGGCCAACTTGGAAATCCCCAACACCTTTCCATCCGGAATATACGCCACATGGGCTTTCCCAAAGAAAGGCAACATATGGTGTTCACACATGGAATACAATTCAATATCCCGCAACAAAACAATCTGATCATACCCATCAGATGTGAAGGTGCGAAAGATCTCGAAAGGATCTTTTTCATATCCAGAATAAATTTCCGCCCATGATCGGATGATCCGATTCGGAGTGTCGATTAAGCCTTCCCGATCAGGATCTTCCCCGATTGCATTTAGCATTGCGGTAATGATTTCAGTTGATTTCATTATTTAGGTATTTTTTTCTTAACAAACAATTATCACATTTTCCACATTCCGGATCAAAATAACATGAATATGTTTTTCCAAAATCCACCCCCAATTCTTTTCCTCTTTGAATGATGTCCGCTTTATCCATCCTTTGTTCATAAAATGGAGCTCTGAAACGAACTTGGTGTGAGAATCCCAATTGGGACAGGATGTTTATTGCATCCACGAATTGCGGGGAATTATCCCCGGTCATCAATTTATAAGATCTGCGGTTTTCCCATTCTTCCCGCCCATATAGATAGCCGGCCAATAATTCATCAATCCCATGCGCAGAGCAATATGCCATTGCATATAAAACCATGATTGAATTCCGACCTTCAACAAAAAAATCAGCATACCGCAAGGAATCCCAATCTCCCAGCGGATCCTTTTCATTTGGGGAATATCCCCGGGTGAATAATCCTTCCCGGGTTTGCCATGGGTGGTAAACAATGGGGATGGAAATCGGGGGGTTTAATTTCAAATGGTTCGCATGGAATTTCAACAATTCCCATTGAATCCAGAATGTTGAATGTCCATAATCAATAGTTAAAATTTGGGGCTTGCCCCCCTTTTTCACCAAATCATATAGCAATACGGTGGAATCAATTCCCCCGGTTGCCATTATTCCTGTAATAGGTCTATGCATCGCAAAACATCTTTGGATTCCAATTGTCTGTTTTTTCTTTCACATTCCTGATAAAAAGCACCCAATTGGGTAGCAGGATTTTGAGCAAACCAATCCCTGCATTCAATCCCATTCAGGGTGAGTGCAACGAATTTACGAAGGCAGGATCGACAAACCCCACAAGAATCCCCTTTCCCTTCATAACAGGAAATGGATTGATCTTTCAAAATCAATGGACTATGCCCTCGCTCCAGAAAAAACCGCACCATATCCGCTTTGGTCATATCTTTGAATGGCATGAAAATGGAATAAGTGCTTCCGGGGAAGGGGCTTTTTTCAGGGATTCCACAAAAATAATTTAACGCTCCTTCAATCTGCGCTTTAAAGACATAATCCTTGTCCCTGGTGGTATCCCCGGCGGTGAATGCAAATCCAATATCAGTTCCGAATTGGGCAGCAATAAATGCCAACAGATGATTCCGGAAAGGGATGATTTTGTTTGGTAATTCAAAGCGAGCAATTGGCATTTGGTGGATCTGAACGGATGGATAGAACCGCTCAATCAGAGCCCGCTCCTGTTTGTTTTCTTCAGTCCCCATGTCCACAAAAAGACATTCCGAATCCGGATACCCGCATAATTTTTTCATGATCAGGGAATCCATCCCTGCGCTGAATGCTAATATTCTGGCCATTTTAATCCCCCTTGGTTTCTGTCATCTACATAGAAATCTGCCCGCAATTTCCCCATAACCAATGCATGATATCGGATTCCCAGCATTTGCAATTCTTTTTCAGTTTTTTCCCTGATTTCGGGGCTTCTGGCTGTGTAGATTACAATGAAATTATTCCTGTTTTCGTATAATTGATTGACCTTTTCGGGGTGTTCCGAAGCGGTCCCATCAAAATCAATCGCAATGACATTCATCAGTGGCTGTTTTTCACAAAAATGATTCAATGCCCAACAGGTGCTCCCGATCATGGAGCACCCGCTGGATAACTGATTCTGGTTGTTTGAAAAAATCTGATAAAAATTGGATCAACATGATTACAAATTTTTATCATTTACGCCCATTTCCCCATAGGCATTTTCGTAGACTTTCAGGCGGGAATTGGCCCATCCTTCAGTCTTTTCAAAGGTTTCCGCCAATTCTTTGACAATGGTTTCCCTTTTGGCTTTTGATTTGATCAGGGAGCGGATCAGAGTTGTTTGATTGGGTCCTTTCTTTTCCGGAGCCTTTTCAGCCTTGGGCTTCTTTTCCGGAGCAGGGGGAGTGTAATCCGGATCCAAAAGGGAAAGCATTTCTTCCCGCAGATCATTCAGATCAAACATCCCGGCAATTCTTTTCCGGAGCGGTTTGAATTCTTCCCGATCCTTCACCAAGGCCTTCAATTCCTTCAAATCTTTGGTCTGATGGATCAGGGATTCCAAATCCAATGCTTCCGGGGTGTCCTCCTGATCTGAATCATCTTCTTTCCAGAAACCCAGATTCTTCAATCCAGCGACGGTTTCCGGGGTAAATTCATCATTGATCGGATCAATCATTGCCGATGCTTTTTTGATCTGGGCGGTCAATTTTTCTTTGGTAATCCCGACCACAGGGATTTTGGGATCCAATCCCATCACTTCGTTTAGATCTTTTGCAATTCCTACTAAGGTTTTCATAATTTGGGTTTTTGATGTTTGGTAAAATAGGATCTTTGTTATATTATACCAAACGTTTTGTTTTCATTAAGGCATTTTGCACAATTTATGAATCTGGAGTGAAATAATCAATCTGCTTTTGATACTCAGGGGAAGAAACGAATCCAATATGGGCATCATCCATTCAATGGTTGCCGGATCCGCATCCATCGGACTGAATATAAAATTCCCCTGATACCCATAATCCGCCAACATCATGCTTTTATTACAGGCAAAGAACAGATCATGATCATTCCCTTTCTGGATAATGAATTTCACAACCGCATCCAATCCCTGAATCCTTTCAATGAATTCCGGCAAAGGGGGTATTTGTTCGGACATTCCGGAAGAGGGTCCTTTGAGATCCATCACCCAACCACAGGGAGCCCCGCGAAGGGGTGGAAAGGATCCATTTGTTTCCACCTGAATGATATGTCCTGCTTTCTTCAATTCATTGATCAATCTTCCCAGATCTTTCTGCAGTAGGGGTTCCCCCCCGGTGATGGTCACATATTTGGTTTTGATCTGATCAGCAATTTCCATCATGGATGTATCTTCCCCGCCTCCAATCTGGGTGTGGGCAGTATCGCAATAATGGCAGCGAAGATTACACCCCTTAAACCTGATAAAAGTGCACCAGGCGCCCTGCGGAATGATTCCGGATTCCCCGGAAATGGATTCAAAGATTTCATAAAGTTTCATTCTGATTCCTTTCTTTCATTTCATTTATTCGGATTTCCATACAATCATCACATATTTCCGCATTGGATTCGATGAATTCATCTTCAATCAACAGGATGATTTCCCGATCCAATTGGAATTTTTTCCCACAATACCGACAATGCCGGATGGGGAGTTTACCAGTTCTTTTTCCATTCGGCATAGCTGGTGGGTGTTTCCCATAGGCGAACCAATCCCAATTCAACCGCTCCCCGATAATTTTCATAAAGCTTGGTCCGGATCTGATCAGCAATCCAGACTGTCATGTTTTCGGCGGTCGGCAGGTGGGATGGGAATGATGGGTCATTCAGATTATTCAGATAAGCATGATCCATTTGGTCCAGAATGGGTTTTGTGATGGTTTTCAATTTTTTGAAATCCATGACCATCCCGGTATCTGGGTTGATTCCCCCGATGATTCCAATCTGCAGTCGATAAGTGTGGCCATGAAGATTGGCACAATCCCCCGGATATCCCGGTAGGCAATGGGCGGCATCAAAGGTAAATTCCTTCACCACCATGATTTCATTCCTGTTATTCATCATTCAATGGTTTTGATTTCGTTAATACAAATAATCCAATGCAAAGCAAGGTGATTGCCAATTGATGGGTGTGGCCAAGCATCGCTCCAATCAGGGAAATAATCCCCACAATGATCAAAATAAATTCCAATAATTTCATTTTTTGATTGATTTGCATGATTGGGGGATCTATAAAAACCCCCAGAATGTGCCTATGGCTTCGTTTCCGGGCTTCTGGCTGGCGATCATCTTAAAATGATATCCATATATCACCCCGGTGCCGATCGTCGGTTAAACGAGCGCTATTGGCGTCATTTTGTTTCTGGGGGGATGGAAATGGGATCAGTGTAGGCCAAAACTCCTTAAAAAGCCCCCAGCGCTTTGCAGTCAGCCGGAATCCCATTTCCTATTGTTTCTGTCGCGGTGTTCCATCCATACCGCAAACAAACAAACCCCCAAAAAAAGAGCGATCATCAATATACAAGCTGCGGTGATCATGATTTCTATCCTTTGTTATATTATACCCGCAGATGTCAATTCATTCAGGGGGATCATCCCCAGTAGCTGGATAATAAGGGCAATCCCCTGCTCAGATTCTGCAACACGGTGATATCCCGAACCCCGTCGAAAAAGTCCTCCCGGATCACCAATTCATTTATTCGCATGATCCCCAATTTTTTTTCCCGCCCTGTTTTATCCTGATTCAATCCAAACATAGCCGTCACATGGGCATATTTCCTTTTGTCTTCGCTGAAATTTTTCAATGATAATCGCTTCCGATCATAGCTATCCGCATCGGCTTGGGTTACCGTGACCACCAATGGTTGATTCTTTTCCTGCGATAAAGCCCGCAGCCCTTTCCAAATTTCATTCTGTTGGTGTCGGAAATCCTTCCCCCCGGAATCCGTTGTTAAAAGATCCGCATAATCCACAATGATCAGATCCGGAATGAAATCTTCTTGTTTTTCCCAGAGGTTCAGGAATCCCCGCATCTTCCCCACGGAAAGGGATCCATTTGAATGTGTGGATAATAAAAGCCGTCGCTTGGTCTGGGCGAAGAATCGATCAAACGCCTGCCGGGCTTCTTTCCCATTGATCGGGGATCCAACATCAATCTGATTCACCCAGACGGCTCCCCATGGTCGGGATTGATATTCCTTGCAATTGAAACAGGGTCGATAATCCGGATGCTCCTTCCACCGTTTAATCAATTCTTCCAATGTAATTTCGTCCCGGATCTTTTTGTCGCCCCAATCCGCCAAAATACCGAAATCGCATTCCCTTTCTTCCCGATCACAGGTGTCCCTTTGGTTGTGGATGCAATCCCGGATCGGCTCAAACATTTTCCCGCAATATTTTTCCCGATCAGATCTTTTCAAGAGATGGATCCCGATCCGCCGGATCTGCTGACGCTCGGTCATATCCCCGGCCTGAAAAAAGGCTACTTTCTTCCCCTGCCGGGTCGCCCGGATAGCCATATCTAATAGCCAGTAGGATTTCCCCCTTTTTTCGGAAGCCATCAGGGCGATGAATCCCCCCTTCACCAGTTGATGATTCCAGAAATCCCCCAACTGTTTCGGATATCGGATCACCGGCTGGTAGGATTCTTCAAAGGCTTTTTCCACCACCTCCAACGCCTGATCCGATCCCAGATCCAGAAAGAAAGATCCGGATCCTTTGATCAGGGGGGCATAATTGTTTGCCAATTCTTCTGCCTGATTGATTTCCCCGCCTTCCAGTAAATGGCGGATCTGATCCCCGAAGCGCAAAAGATGCTGCTCTTGTAGGTAATCCTGAGTTTGCTTTATTAGATAATCGATATTTAACGAATCTTCCACATATTCATCGCTCAGATCTGGTAAAATATCTTCGGAGATTTCTTCTGCCAATTCCTTTGGCAATCCCCTTTTCATTTTTTCAAAGAAAATGTCCTCAATATTGGGTCCGGGGGCTTTCTGGAACTTTTCAAAGTGATCCAAACACCATGCCGATAATCGCTTTGCCATGGAAGATTGCAACAGCGATCCATCCCAGAAAGGTTGAATCCGATGAATGAATTCAGTTGAGGTGATCAATCCGATCACAATTTTTCGTTCAATTTTCTGATCCGGTTTCATCTTTTATTGCGAAAGTCTTTGTTATTCAAAAATAAAATCCTACACATCTGCTTCAATCGGGAAGGAATCCGATCATCTCCCAATGTTTCGGATAATTGATCCAGAGAAAGATTAGAGGTCAGAATGATGGGTTTCTTTTGTTCATATCGGCGATTGATAATCATGTACAGGATCTGGAATGCCCAGTCTGTGCTTTTTTCGCTTCCCAGATCATCCAATACCAACAGATCAACCTCGGCAATCCCATTCATGAAAGCAACCAGATCAGCGGAATTTTTTCCGAAAAAGGATTGAATTTCAAATAACAACTCCGGAATGGTTATCAAGGTGGCTTCCGGCAGATCCTTCCCAGATAGGAATGCCCGCCTTTTCAATTCAACCACAATCTGGGCGGCTAATAAGGTTTTCCCGGATCCCACCGGACCATAAATGTAATAACTCATTTGGGGATCATCTTCCAATTCAATCACGGATGATTTCGTCGGGATCTGGATCAGATCATCCCGGAGCCGGGGGGAAAATGCTTCCCGCACCCTTGGCAGGATATGCTCTTCCCATTTTTCTTGTTTTGTCATGATTGGATAATTTTATCAGGTTCGCCGTAAGTTCTTTTTTCCGGATCCCAATGTCGGGTGCGGTTTTTGGAATCAGGGGATCCATTCCCCCGGAATCGATCATTCATCTGGGCGGGATCATCCAACCAACGGGATTGATTCAACCAAGTAGTCGGATGGGGGATCATTCCCCTTTTCTTCCATCGGTCGGTTTCTTTTTGGGATGATATGGCGGAAAGGATTTTTTTCAGGCTCGGAACATTTTCTTTCCGGCCGCAGATCTGATTCCATTTGGTCAGGGCTTTCCCCTTGTCTGCTTTCAATGGATAGGATTCCCAGAACTGGGTAAATTGGGACGGGGTGATTTTTTGATTGGGGGATTCTGGGATGGTGGGGAAAAATGATGCTGCTGAATCATCATCATCATTGGTATTTTTCCCTTGGTATTTTTTCTTTAATATTTTTACACACGGTTTTTCCGGCGCTGGCTTTTCCGGCGCTGGCTTTTCCGGCGCTGGATAATCCGGTTGTGGCTCAACACCCACGATTTCCAACCCATACGAATCTAATTTGACAACATGAGGCGCAATGGAAAACACTCCCTTTTCATTCGTATAAGCCCATAGGGTCCCCCGGAATACTTTTGTTTTCTTTTCCCGATACCTTAACCGAAGAACAAACCCATGTTCTTCCAGTTCCCGGATCCCTGATAAAATGGCATCTCTTTTTTCTTTCATCATCTTTTCCAATCCCCCGATATAAGTGTGCCAGCCATCTTTATTGGACAACAACAAACAAAGGATCGCCTTTGCCTTGGCGCTGATATTTGGATCCCGGATCAGGGTGTTTGGGATCATGGTGAAATCTTGTGGGGAAAAATTGACAGCATCTGGTAGTTTTGGTTTTTTTGGGATTTTTGTTCGTTCCATGATGTGAATGCGGATTAAATAAGACCCACAGGTTTCGGCGAGGTGGCGCCTACTCCCTGCGGGTCATTTAAGTAAGTTTCCTGATTGGAAAGAACCACCTTTCTTTCCTAAAATGGGCTCCAAAAATAATAAAAATATTTCTGATTTCAAAATTTATTATTTAATATATTGCTAATCAGATAATTGGCTTCCCCTTGATCCATCCCCCCCGGATCCCCTTCAATCTGGATCAGGAAAGAATCAATTCCCCGGAAGCGAAGATCTGCTACTAATTTCTTTGCCTGATTCTGGGCTTGCAATTCATCATCAAAAATGACAGCCACCCGCTTGAATGATTTGGAAATGATCCGCAATTGTTTATGGGTATATTCAATTCCAAATGTGGCAAAGGCATTCACCCCGAATCGCCAAACATCCATCACCCCCTCCACGCAGATCCCGGTATCCCCCCAGAATTGTTGATTTCCGTAGATCAATTCCTTGTGGTGAATGATTTCCCTTTCCTTCATGCAAGCCAGATATTTCATTGGATGTTGGTCGGTGATATCCCTTGCTTGAAAGGTAACAGGATTCCCATCCCAGTAGATCGGGATCAGGATTCTACGCCCGTAGTCGACTTTATCCAGAAACCCCATTGGACCGATTCCCTGAATTCCCCATTGTTGAATGATCTGATCTGGATCAAAGTTCCGCCTTTCCAAATATCTCCGATGGGCTTTTCGCAATTCCCCTGTATTGGATGGGTATTTGAATGCCTTGGTTCGGATCTGGATCTTTGCTTCTGGGGCAATCTGGGATCTGCCTCCATATTGGGAGATGATCTTTTTTGCATCCCTTTCCGATACTCCCAATAATTTAGACAGGGCTTTATCCGGGGGATGCCACCCACAGCGCCAGCAAAAAAAATGGCCCCCATCCAGACTTGCGCCAAGATGAAGGCCGGGGTTACCAGTGCAGAAAGGGCAGGCGGTGTTGGCCCAACCGGGCCGACAATGCTTATGTCCTTCCGTTTGATAGGGGACATCATAATCCTGATACAACCGAATAATATCCATTTATTGTTGAATTATTCCTTCATGAATCAGAATCCTACGCATCCGTCAGGTATTTTCTGGGATCATTGGATCCGGTGGGGCTTCCACTCAATTTTTCATCCCCTTTGAAATCACATCGCATCGTGTATAAGATCAATTCATGACCATTCCTGATCAGATCTTTCAACACGGGGGCTGCCCCGATATCTTTCCCGATATTGGGGAAGTCATGGGAGGTGCAGGTCCCATCAAAATCAATTGCAATAATCATGGGATCATTTTTTGGTTGTCCTTTGGGTGGATTGAAGAATCAGATCATCCCGGACGCTTCCCCGGAATGCTCCAAATTTTTTGCTGTTCCAGATTAGAATGCCCATCCTTTTCCGATGAATCGGAATATAAAATTCCCCATTCAGAAAAGAGGATCCGTTGGGGGATTTTGATGGGTTGAAGAATCTGGCGAATGAAAAATCTGTTTTTCTTTTTTTCTTTGCCATGGGTTTTGTTTTTGAATTAAAAAATTTGGGCAGGCGATGGGACTCGAACCCATATCCCCGGTGATCGTGTTTACATTGCTCTAATCGGCAATTCCGGATCGTTATTCCATTACGACTACATCTGCCATACAGGGTTACATTTTTAATTCACCCTGCAACCGGTATTTTCATCAAATATATTTTTAAGTTGTATCATAGAAAGGATTCCGTCAATAAAATTGAGGCCACAGCCAGTGAGGAATTTCATTGTGAATAATAGTGGATTGGCGGGGATACTCCCCATAAAAAAATAATATCCAAACCGCCAACCACAGCAAATAAATAAACATTGGATTTTTAGTTTTTGGGGGATTGATTCCCCTGTTATATTATACTCTAAATCTGGGATTCATTCAGGATGGTTTTCAGGATCCGGATCTGATCCCAGATCATTCCCCATGACCAACCATGTGCCCTGAGCATCTTAACGACCATTCCACGGGCCTTTTTTGGTTTATCAATGGGATAATCTTCTGGGGATTCTAAAATCAATTTAACGAGCTCCCTGCCCTGTTCTGGGAGCTGTTTTAGAATATCCTGCAAGGGGAAATCAAAAGGATCAACAAAGGGACTGAAAAGCAATTCATGGATCTGATCAATGAATTGATCCGCTTCCCCTTTTCCAATCTTTGACATGGATCCGCTTTCATATAGATTTTGTCTTTCATATTGGACTATATCCGGACAGGAATCCAATATCAATTTATAGCGCTTTTCTTGTTTACAAAATTTGATCAATCTGGATCGCATATGATGATATGCCCATGTGGTTAATTTGCTTTTTTGAGGATCATGGCTTTGGCAGGCTTCCACATAGGCCAATGTGGCTTCTGAAAACAATTCATCCATTTGGATCCCGGTGGTTTGATGAAAGGACCATGCTACGCTTTTTATGAAATTTATATTTTCCATTGTATAGGGGTTTTTGGGGTTTTTATTGGGTTAAATCTTTGATCAATTCAGAAAGTAGTGATTCCTGATCGGTGATGGTTCCATCCAGAACAGAATCCAAAATCCGACGCTTCCGATCAATCAGGGAAGCAATTTTTTCTTCAATGGTTCCGGCGGCAAGCAGATAATGAATTGTCACAGATTCCTTTTGTCCGATCCGGTGGCACCTATCCTCCGCCTGGGTCAGATCCCCCGGAGTCCACGGGAGTTCCAGAAACAATACATTTGATGCGGCAGTCAGGGTAAGACCCACCCCGGCGGCTTTGATATTCCCCACAAAGATCCTGACATTTGGATCATTCTGGAATAATTCAACGGCCTGATGGCGGTTTTCCCCGGAAACAGATCCATCCACTTTGACGGCCATCCCGCTGAATTCTTTCATCAGGGCATCGATCACGAATTTATGGGTGGCGAATATGACCAATTTTTCATCACTTTCCATGAAATCCCGGATCCATTCAACGACCTGTTTCATTTTTCCGGCAACCGCCAATTGCTTCAATCCTTCAATTTCGGCAAGGGCTTGGGCATTGGAAGCCCGATCAGCGGCAGTCATTCCTTTCTGCTCCCGCAGATAGGCAATGAAATCAGATTCCGCCTTGCGGTATTCCTTTTCATTATTCAACTCAATCGGAATGAATGATCTGATTTTGTCGGGAAGATCTTTCAACACATCTGCCTTTTTCCGGCGGATCATCAGGGTGTTGGAAAGGATGGTATGCAATTCATCGGTATTGGTAGCCCCATTGAAATCCCATCCGAATCCATTATGGCGGGCGCCACAATATTTATGGGCAAATTTCCAGAAACTGGGCATCACAGTGGAATCAATCAGGGAAAGAGCATTGAAGATTTCCACAGGCCGATTAACAATCGGGGTTCCGGAAAGGGCTATAACATGGGGGATGGATTTCCCCAATTTCTTAACAGCCTTGGTCCGGTTCGCAGAATTATTCTTGTAATAGTGGCATTCATCGGTGATCAGGATCTGCGCTTTGATCTGGATCAATCGGCCAACCCATTGGGGAAGGATATCATAATTGATGATCAGGATTTCCCCGATGATGGGGATGTTGGCATTGGTTCCGGAAAGGATCTGGACATTTGGGTTTTCCATCCACAGGCGGGCTTCTTTCTTCCAATTGAGTTTCAGGGAAGCAGGGACCACAATGATTACTGGGCGCTTTTCCTGATGCAATTGAAGATATGCCAAAGCCTGAACGGTCTTTCCCAATCCCATTTCATCGGCGATCAGGGCGCGCCCGTCCTTTGCTTCCAGAAAGGCAACACCCTTTTTCTGGAAAGGAAAAAGATTCCCCTTCAATCCGGGGATCTGGATATCATCAGAAACATCCTTCACATTGACTTTGGTTTTTTCCAGATATCGGATCAAGCGATCATCCATCTGAAACCCCCATTCTTGCAGTTTTTCAACAGCTTCAATGGAAAGGGGGGCGGTCCAGTATTTTTCTGTTCCTTCATTGTGAAAGCGACGATCGGGTAGGGTTTTGACCCTTCCCAGATCATCATGATTGAAAGGAAATTCAATTTTAATAGCCCATTTCCCGGAATTCTGATATTTGACCGGGGTGGCCTTTCTGGCGGGAGCCTGCTTGGGTTTATTTTCTTTTTTCAACATAGGATGATTTTCAGGAGTGGTGATGATTTCTGTTGTTTCGTATATTTCTTTGATGACGGATTTCGGGATCCACTGATCAACTTTGACTCCCTGAATCCGGATTTTTAATTCTTCCAACACATTTTCATTGAATCCACCAATGGCATCCCAATTCCACCAATGGTCTCCGCAATGGGGTCCGATTCCCAGAACAACAGACACCGGGTGGGTCAATTCCCTCCCACAGATGCAACAGAATCCCATTTTTTGAGTTTCCAGAGTGCCATGTCCATTGAGGTAAACAGCGCGGGGGCTTTCAATCAATTTGTTTGCGACGAAGGCGACCGGAAGTGAATTTTTCCGGGCAAACAATGGTCCGATCCGATACATTTTTGTTTCCATTTTTTTTTGATTTATGGGCAGCCCATATTCTGGTTTATGCCCTGATTTATGAAGTATTGTTTAATTAAATTATTTGAATATGTATGCCCCGCAAAGCCACGATATATACCAAAATCGACGATCGGTTGCGGGGCGGTATAAGGATATCAAAACAGGGTGTAAATTCGTCTATGGCCCTCTTTTGTGCCTTATTTGCGAAGTCCCGTTTTTAGTTAAAATTGCGGTTTTTAGGTTATTTTTTTGGGAATTTAGTCCGCCGATATTCATAATCTTTGGACATCTGGATCACCCTTTTCAATTGCTTTCCGCTCATTCCTTTGGTGTTGGTGGTCCAGTCATCACCGGGAATCACCTTGATTTTTTTTGATTTGGGTTCGGGAATGGGGGCGTCTGAATTTTTTGCCATTCTGCGCATTTCCATGCCCCGGATCTGATTCTTTACATATGCCGGGATCTGTTCTGGCGGCATGTTTGTTGGGATTGTAATTTTTGTCATGATTGATAATGTTTTTAAGGTTTGACACTGATCCGGGATCAGATCCCGGATTTCGACCAATCAGGTCTCATCAGAGTGCCTCATCAACCAGAACTAATTTGAATTTTGGATCATAAATATTAGATCCGGAACAGGCTCTACAAGATCCTTCAATTTTCTTTTGCCGCTCCCACGTGCCTCCACACCCGGGACAACGATATTTATATCGATATGGGACCCGCAATCCAAATGATTTAGGAATCATGGACCCCAAAAGGGAGGACCCCATTGATTTGGCGATTCGCCTGAATTGGGGGGTGTGTCCAGAGGATTCCTTTCCGTAGATCTTTTCGGTGAAGGCGTGGGCTAATTCATGCAACAGAATATCTTCAATCAAATCCCATCGATTCATATTCAATTCACACATCTTTCTGGATAATGAAATCCGCTTCAAATGAATGCTGCACTGTCCCATTCGGCGGGTGCCATTGTCGAATTGGAACCACCATCCTTCATTCAGGGGATTGAAGACCTCCCCATTGAAAAAATAATCCTTGTGCATTTCTTTGGTAATCTGATCTTTGAGTTGATCAAGTGTGCTAAATTTTGTTCTTTCCATTTTTCGGAGTTTTGGGGGTTTTAGAATTCTTCCAACAATTTTTCCAGATCATAATCGTAGGGATTTCCATTGCCCAGCAATTGATCAAATCCATATCGCCCGTAGGCTTTGTAATGGGATTCATGTTTGCTTCCGGAAAGGGCATCATCTACCAGTTGCTGGGCTTGTTGAACCAATTCCAACGCTTCAAAAAGCATTTCTATTTTTTGGGATCTTTCTTCCCTTTCTTCGTCTGTCATGATTTCTGGGGTTTTTAAGGTTTAACACTGATCCGGGGATGATCCCCCGGATTTCGGATCATGAATCCTCATCAGAGTGTTTTTATTTGCTTTCCTGTTCCTAAATGCATATACCATGGAAAAGTATTTTCATCATTCCACACTTTTAGGATGGATTCTTCATCCATTTTTAATTTGTGCTCATTATCACCACTATCCATGGTCTTTTTTATGAACACTTGAACAGCAAATAATTGTTGTTTTTCTTTTTTGGTTAATTTTTCAATGTTTAGGGAAGTTGTCATGATTTCTGGGGGTTTTAAGATTGACACTGATCCGGGGATGATTCCCCGGATTTCGGCTATTGAAGCCTCATCAGAATGCCTTGTTAACATCCAGATCCAAATTACGGGAACGGCCATGATTCCAGATCATCCAGTAAACTTCCTGAACTTCGGCCGGGGTTTTGATGGATTTCAGAGCGAAGAGTTCTGCTGGCTTTTCCCCTTCAATATCTACTTCCCGGTACATGGAAACCCATCCATGCTGGGTATTGATACTGAAAACAAATTTGCAGGTTTTCCCTTCATTCATTGCGGTTTCTTTGATGATCAATTTAAAAAGATCTGATACAGTTTTCATTGGAATAAGTTTTAAGGGTTTAACACTGATCCGGGGATGATCCCCCGGATTTCGGATCATGAATCCTCATCAGAGTGTTTGTTATTCCTGAACTTCAACCCCCTCTTCCAACATGTGGGAAGCAATGGAATGGGCGGCCATAAAGATTTCAAATCCAAAGGGGCAGGTGCGCAATCCCTTGTAGAATTCTACGTTTTTCCGGATCCGGGCTTCATCAGGATACCCCCCGATATGCGAATATTGCTCCATCCAGATCCGCTTGAAGGTGTCCAGAACATCCAGATATTCCTTGTATACCAGAATCTTCGTCATATCGGTGATATGGGAGGCGGTCCATTGAAATTTTCCATATTGATCAGAAAGAACTGGCCTGATGGAATTCAGCAGATTCAGAGTTGTTTGCGTGGCCATTTTTGTCAAATGGGAAACATCTACGATTCTTGTGGTTTGATGGGTTTTCATTGGAATAAGTTTTAAGGGTTTAACACTGACCCGGGATCAATCCCGGGTTTCGGCTCATGAAGCCTCATCAGAGTGCTTTGTTTATGCATAAAAATATTCTTTCAACCGGTAGTAATAATCTTCTCCGGCATGTTTGCAAGCGTTATGGGCTTTCCGGCATTGCTGGGTGGAAAGATTGGTAATACCCTGATCTTTCGCTACGTCTTTGATAAATTTTTCGTCAAATTTGATTGCTTTCATAATTGAAAAGGATTTTTTGGTTTACATTTTTTTCTTTGTGGCCCACATCAGGATCAATTCGTCCCGATCTTTTTTGAAGTAGGAAAGCAGGGATTCGCCATCTTTGATGATTCCCATTGCTTTCAAGCCAACCACCAAATCTTCGGTGCTCATTTTGGCGGCTTTGCGAAGCCTGTTCATTTTTGCGTCATTTGTCATGATTGAAAAGGATTTTTGGTTTACATTTAGGATTTAGCGGCACTGGGTGGAATCGAACCACCGCCAGGTTCTTCACTGTCTGGAATCCAATCTCAGCAGCGCCGGATCCGGGATAATCTCCCGGGGGATATTCTGAACCATTCCCTTCACCCATCTGCTGGGATGGGGAATCCGGAGGAGCCTTCGCCTGTTTTGAACCAAAAAACCTTGCTACAGGAATCGCTGAATTACAATTGGCTTTGAATGACACTGCCCCGGATTCGTCGGTCCCCGGTAAATAACTGGGGGACCCTTGTTGGGGAATTGGGTGGAAACACATCCGATCCAGTGAACCTATCCATTTCCTGTCGGAATCTACCACCCCATTCCTGATTCTGGATCCTTTCCGCTTCCTCTCTTCGGACCTTACCGCCTTGCTGATGGTGCCAAAACCACCTTATTTTGCGATAACCCCCTAATTTTCAACGGGTTGATCAGATCAGGATGTCAATGAGCGTCATTCAATGATTCAAATATACGCCCATTCTTTTAAAAAACCAAATTTTTTTAAAGATATTTAGCCTTTTTTCAAGAAAAAATGAAATTTATAATCATTCTAAATAACGAAATCATCTACAAATATTGGTTTAATTAACAATCCAAGTAGGTTTGCGGGTTTTTGGGAGTAGAAATTGTGGAGTGGAAATTGATTTGTATGGTATTGGAATTCATGTTATTTTTACAGGATTCAGAAAAATGATCCAAACCATGTACACCCGAAATTATAATTCCTCAGCAGGTCGGAAAGGGGCCTACCGGGAAGATCATCCCAAAAGGGCTTATAAATTGAGTCTGCTGGGATTGACAGATAATGATCTGGCGGTGGCATTTGGGGTTCATCCGACGACGATCGATTATTGGAAACAACATCATCCGGAATTCATGCAGGCAGTCCGCCGGGGGAAGGAAGAAGCCGATACCAATGTGGCCCAAGCCCTATACCAGAAAGCAATTGGATATTCCCACAAGGATACTTATCTGACAATCTACAAAGGAAAGATCATCAGCAAGGAAATCACCAAACATTATCCCCCGGATACCACAGCCTGCATATTCTGGCTGAAAAACCGCACAAGACATCTGGAAACCCCGTGGGCCGATGTTCATCGATTGGAACACTCCCATCAGGGAAAAATCCAGATTGAAGATCTTTCCAATCAATTGAGCGATCCCGATACCTTCACCACAGAAGAATTGGAATTGGCTTTGAAATTGGGGATCAGTCAGGCTGTAAAAAACAATAAGGTCACCCAGAATTAAACCCGACCAACAGGATGGAAGATATCCAAATGTTGCGAACAAAGGTGCCGAAAAGAAAGGTTCTACTGGAAGCGATTGATAATCCGTTATTGATCATCCGGGAATTGAACAACAGATCCTTTTACCATTTCCTTCGGTTTTTCTGGCCAGAAATCAGTAGTGAAGAGTTTGTCGAAAATTGGCATATTCCTTTCCTGTGCAATGAATTACAATTGGTGGCAGAAAGAGTAGCAAGGGGGGAACCAAATGATTATGATCTACTGATTAACATATCCCCCGGAACCACCAAGACAATCACCTGCAATATAGCCTACCCGGCATGGATCTGGACCCGATGGCATTGGATGAGGATCATATCGGCGAGTTATTCGGCGTCGTTGGCCTTGGAGGCAGCGGAGTATAGCAGGGATATGATCCGGAGCGACCGGTTTCAGGCGGTGTACCCGGAATTGGATATCAAAGAGGACAAGGACACGAAATCCAATTTCAGGGTGGTAAAACGGGAGAGGGCGCCGGGGCGGCCGGAGCGGCTGATTTTCGGGGGCAATCGATATTCGACATCCGTCGGCGGGACCTTGGCGGGTTATCATGGGCACATCCTGATCTGGGATGACCCATTGAATCCCCATCAAGCTGTCAGCGAAAAGAAACTTGCCGAAGCCAACAGATGGATCGACCGGACCCTTCCCACAAGGAAAGTAAACAAGATCACAACCACCACCATCGGGATCATGCAAAGACTCCACCAGAATGATCCATCCGGACACATCCTTGCTAAAAAGAAAAAGAAACTCCGCCACATATCCATGCCGGGGGAAATCCGGAATTACAGGGATCAGGTCCAACCCCCGGAATTGGTTGAAATGTATCAGGATGATCTGTTTGATGTGAATCGGATGCCATGGTCGGTGTTGAAGGATCTGGAAGCCGACATGGGTCAATATGGATTCGCCGGCCAGATCGGCCAGAATCCGGTGCCCCCGGGTGGTGGGATGTTCAAAGTGGATCGATTCCCACAGATCCAAACCATGCCATCAGATGTGTTGATTCTGGAAGTGGTAAGATATTGGGATAAAGCGGGCACAAAGGAAATTGAAGAGGGAAGGGGATCCGGGGGTGGCGCCTATACGGTGGGTGTGAAGATGGCCAAGTTGAAGGATGATAAATATCTGATCATGGATGTGGTCAGGGGGAGGTGGTCCAGCGAAGAAAGGGAAAAGATCATCAGATCCACGGCGGAAGCGGATGGAAAGGGGGTCAAAATCTATCATGAACAGGAACCCGGATCCGGGGGAAAGGAATCGGCAGAGGCCACGATTAAGAATCTGGCCGGGTTTGCCAGTTATGCCGATCGCCCGCAAGGGGACAAGATCTACCGGGCGGATCCATATTCGGTTCAGGTCAATAATGGGAATATGATTATGTTGCGGGGAGATTGGAATCATGAATTCATTGACGAGCATCGGAATTTCCCTTTTTCCACATACAAGGATCAGGTTGACGCGGCGGCAGGGGCCTTTTCCCAATTGACAAGGAAAAGAATCGCAAGAATCATCAAATAATGAAAGCCATGATAACAGCAGCGTGGATCTTCGTGATTGTGCTTTTTCTGGGGGCATGGGGCTTTGGGATCTGGTTGAAATGGCGGGAAAAGCAATTTAACAACAAATAATCCGGAATCATGGAACGAACAAAACAACCAAAGAAAGGGAATCCGGATCCGAACGCCCGGATGCAGGTCCTGTCAGCCCTGATGGGTAGGGCCAATATAGCGGCCCGATTGGGGATGCAGTTTGATGGGAGCCGGGATATTTATGAGGCGTTGGGCTATAAAAAGGAATTGACTTATCTGGATTTCCTGACCCAGTATTCCCGCCAAGACATGGCAAAGGCCCTGATCAATCGGCCCATCAAAGGGACATGGCAGGGGGATCTGATTGTGTTGGAATCGGATGATGACAAGGAAACCGAATTAGAAAGGGCTTGGAAGGATCTGGAAAAAAGATTGAAACTGAAATCCAGATTCGTCCGGTTGGATAAATTGAGCAGTCTGGGAAGGTATGGGGTTCTTTTGATGGGATTCAATGATGTCCGGGCGAAGGATGATCTGGCCAAGCCGGTGGAAGGGGGGAAAAGGGATCTGATCTATGTCAAACCATTTGGGGAAGGGTCCTGTAGCATTCAGAAATGGGAAGATGATCCAAATAACGAGCGATTCGGATTGCCCCTTATTTATGAACTCCGGATGACCAATCCGGGGGATTCCAAAACCTACAACATGGTGGTTCATCATAGCAGGGTGATTCATGTGGTGGGGGAGTTGTTGGAAAATGAAACGGAAGGGGAGCCGGTTCTGGAAGTCCTTTTCAATCGATTGAAGGATCTGGAAAAATTGGTCGGGGGGTCGGCGGAAATGTTCTGGAAAGGGGCCCGCCCGGGATATCAGGGGGTGGTTGATTCGGAATACACCATGTCGGATGAAATGGAACAGGATCTTAAAAACCAATTGGATGAATACGAACACAATCTTCGCCGGGTCCTGTTGAGTGAAGGGGTGGATCTGAAAACCTTGGCCAGTCAGGTGTCGGATCCTTTGAATCATGTGGATGTTCAGATTCAAATGATCAGCGCAGCGACGGGAATCCCGAAACGGATCCTTGTGGGATCGGAAAGGGGAGAATTGGCCAGTTCGCAGGATCAAGACACATGGAAGGAATTGATCCAAACCCGCAGGGAAGAGTTTGCCGAGCAACAGATCCTTTTGCCCTTCATTGACCGATGCATTGAATTGGGGGTTCTTCCAAAGGCGGGGGCGGATGGGTATAGCATTAAATGGTCGGATCTGTTTGCACCATCGGAAAAAGATCAGGTCGATATTGGGAAAGCCCGGACGGAAGCCCTGCGATCCTATGCTCAGGAAATGGGAGCTGCGGAGATTATTCCCCCGGTGGCATTTATGGAATTCTTTTTGGGATTGAGTCCGGAGCAGATCCAAATGATTCAGGAAATGCGGGAAGCGGCCCTGTTGGAAGAAGAGGCGGAATGGGAAGAGGAAAAGCGTTTGGCCGAAGAAGCCGAAAAGCGGGCTCAGGACGATCCGATCCCCCCGGATGATATTCTGGATCCGGATCAGGATGATCGCCAGCCAGAAGCCCGGAAACGAAGCCAAAACAGGCAATAAAAGGAATTATGTGTGATTGCGGATCCATATTGACCCATGAGCGGCCGGTTTTATCCCTGAATGAAAGGATAAATCGGCTGGATCCTACCCGGACAACCCAGATTCGTCAGAAATTTGTTGGCGATATCAGGAAAAGGTTCAGGGGGATCAGGGGATCCATTTATCAGGCTGTGGTGCGGGATGATTGCTTCGGTCTGATGGATGGGGGATCTGGGGTGAGGGGGTTTGCGGCATCCCCCGGTCGCCGGGCTTTCGCCTTTGAAAGATCCGGGGATAAAATGGCGGGGTTCATGGAATGGTTGAATCGACAAGTCGAGCAGGGGATTCTGGAAGTTCGACATATGAATCAGGTGGGATCCGCTGTGGAATCCGCTTGGACCAACCAATATATTCAGGATTCATACAAAAGGGGGGTGATGAGGGCCCGCTACGAGATGGGAAAAGCGGGATTCTCAATTCCATCTGTTGAGTCGAGTGGGGGTATCGACGCTGTGATGGGCACCCCCTTTCATATTGACCGGGTTGGATTGCTATACACCCGGACATTTTCAGATTTGAAAGGGATCACTTCCGCAATGGATTCCCATATCAGCCGGATTCTTTCACAAGGGCTGGCCGATGGGGATCATCCCAGATTGTTAGCAAGGAAAATGAATGCAGCAATCAGCGGGGCGGGACTGAAGGATCTGGGGTTAACCGATTCCGTTGGAAGATTCATCCCGGCGGAAAAGCGGGCTGTGATGCTGGCCCGGACGGAAGTCATCCGGGCGCACCATGTGGCAACCATTCAGGAGTATAAGAATTGGGGGGCAGAGGGGGTTTTCGTGGAGGCAGAATGGACCACAACGGATGATATGCGGGTTTGCGATCTTTGTGCCGGGATGCAGGGAAGGACTTTTACATTGGAAGAAGCAGAAACGATGCTCCCGGCCCATCCCAATTGCCGATGCATCATGTTGCCGAAGGTTCTGGAGCCGGAAATGATCCCGGACAAGGATCTGCACGAGGATGTGGTCCGGTCGATAAATGATAATTACGGGGAAAACTATCCGCTGGATCTTTCACCAAGGGAAATCAACGCAGGGTATTGTGATATCTGGGCGGATCATTTCGCGCGGAAATATGGGGGAAAGGTGACGGGCAGTTCTGATATGTTGGGGGATAGCATGACATCATCCCATGTGTGGGTGGTTAGGAAAGGTCGGATTTTTGACGCGGAAGTATTTGGGGCAGGGGGAGTTAAGACAGTCCCGGATCTTCCCTTTTACCAAAGGGCCGCCAAATATTATGGGATCAAAATCAAACCCAGCCAGATCCAGACTGATTTTATGGATTATTCCCCCCGAACAAGAGGATTATCTTTACCAAAAGGGATCAAATCATGAACAAAGAAAAGGAAATCAGATTGGAAATCCGGGAAATGACCACCCATGCCCGGACCGCTTCCGGATACAAGATCCGGATTGAAATGCATCAGGGGGTCCGTCATTTGATCCTGCCTGTGGTGATGATGGTGGAAGGGGTCCATTCTGGAAGCATGGGACCGTTGTTTCATCCGGCGGAGGAATTGGAAAAGGCCATCCCGGAATGGACTGGAATGCCTGTCATGATCGATCATCCCCAAAACGGACAGGGGGAATATATTTCCGCCAATTCCCCGCAGGTCAAAGATCAGGCAGTCGGGGAGGTGATCAATCCCCGGATGGATGGAAAGAAATTGAAGGCGGATCTTCGCCTGAATGAACAAAAATTGATGGCAATGTCCCCGGAAGCCCTTTCCTACATAAATCAGGGGAAACCATTGGAGGTCAGTGTCGGGATCTTTACCGAAGAAGAGATCGTCGATGGTGAGTGGAAAGGGGAAGTTTATCATGCGGTGGCCCGCGAGCAGCGCCCGGATCATTTGGCCCTCTTGCCCGGAGGGATTGGCGCTTGTTCATGGCAGGACGGGTGTGGAATCCGTGTGAATTCTGATTCAAACCAAAAGAAAGGAGGTATTGATGTGAGTGTAATGGGAAATGAGCGGTTCGGAGTGCATTCTTTTCAGGTCGACGAAAGTTACATGGAAATAATCGCCCAGATCCGCCAATCTTTGGAAAAATTGAATTCAGAATCGGCTTATCATTATTTGGCAGATGTGTATGATGATCATTTCATCTACGAAAAGGATTCCAACGGGAATCCGTCGGAAATTTTCCGCCAGAATTATGAAAAATCTGATTCAGGGATCAATTTTGTAGGGGGCGCCCAAAAGGTGAAAAGGGAAGTCCGCTATCTTGCAACCAATGAAGAAGACGGATCCATGATCCGAACAAAATCACCAATTTCAAACAAAGGAGGTAAAACTATGAGTGAAAATGTGAAAAGCCCTTGTTTTATCCGCCGGGTCGATGAATTGATTTCCAATGAAAGGACCCGATTCACGGAAGAGGACAAGGAATGGCTGCTGACTCAGGAAGAGGATATTCTGGGCAAGCTGGAGCCAATGGAAGAACAGGCCGCTGATCCGGTAGAAGATCCGGAACCACCGCAGGTAAATGTCGATCAGGCCATTCAGGTCTTGAAAGATCATTTCCAGAAACCTGATGATTTCATCCAGATCATGCCGGATGAAATTCAGGATCAAATGCGGAATGGACTGAAACTGCACCGGGAAAAGCGGCAGGAATTGATCAACAACATCCTTGCCAATTCTGCAAAAGGAGTTTGGACGGATGAGGAATTGAAGAAAATGGACACCGGGTTTTTGGAAAAATTGTCCAGTTCAGTCAAGCCCAAAGTGGATTATTCCGGGATGGGCCCGACCAATCACCAGCAGGCGGATGATGAAATCCTTTTGCCGGCAGGGGTGGAAACCAAATCTGATAACAAATAACGAAAGGAGGCAAAAAAATGGCAAACACCATTAAGTTAAAAAAGTATCTGGATGTCATTGAAGAATATGTGGCCGCTGGGGCGATCACTCCCGGACATCTGGTGAAGTTTAATTCCAATGGAAAAGTGGAATTCCATGATGGCGAAAATGAAAACGCCATCCCCATGTTCGCATTGGAAGATGAACTTCAGGGGAAAACAATCGATCAGGCTTACGCTCAGGATGACCCGGTTCAGGTTTGGGTTGCCCAAAGGGGTGAGCATGTGAATGCGCTCTTGGCAGCCAGCGAAGAAGTGGTCGCAGGGGATTTCCTTTGCTCCGCCGGGGATGGCACGCTGAAAAAGCATGTGGAAGACACCGATTCTGGTGGCGTTGAGGTTCATGGATTGCAGATCGTGGCACAGGCTTTGGAAGCCGTCACCACCACCGCATCCACCGCTCGAATCAAAGTAAGAATTGTTTAAAGAAAGGAGGCAAAAAATGGCTGAAAATGTGAATATTGATTTTGTAGGAAATGGTCAGACTCAAGGGGAGGTGGCCAACCTGTTTGCCGTAAACGGTCGGATGGATCCCGGATCCCTTCGCCCATATATCGGGAAAGATGGAAGAACCTACATCACCGTGTTTAAGGGTGGGGATGCGAAGGATCCGAAATCCTATGTGACCCAGCTGGTAAATACCAGTGGAACCCTTCGCCGGGATGAATGGAAAACACTGGATGAAGCAGTTTTGGGAATCGCAGAAACCCGATTGAATGGCGTCGCTGATCTGATCAGCAGGGGGCTGACCTACAATCTGGGGAATGCGATGGGAACCACGCTTCTGGAAAGCCATGATGTAGGGGATGCGCTGAAGGCAGAATTGAGCATGGATGCGGTAACCCGGGGTCAGGGGGATCGCCCGGTCTGGTCAACCACCTACCTGCCCATCCCGATCGTTCATGTGGATTATGAGATTAACGCAAGGGTTTTGGCTTCCAGCCGGAATCTGGGGAATCCCATTGATACCACATTGGCTGAAAGGGCTGCCCGCAAGGTATCTGAAAAACTGGAAAACATGCTTTTCACCAATGAAAATTATTCATTTGGTGGGGGCACGGTTTACAGTTATGTGAATTATCCCAACCGGAATAAGGTCAATCTGACCAAGGCTTGGAATGATGCCACCAAAACCCCTGCCGAAATCTTGGCGGATGTGATCAGTCTGAAACAGACCAGCATCAACAATCTTCATTATGGGCCGTGGGTAATTTATATCCCGACCGCATATGAAACTGTTTTGGATGAGGATTATGACACCAGCGGCCAATCCACCCAGACTATCCGGGATCGGATCCTGAAAATTGGTGGCATTTCTGATATCAAAGTTGTGGATACCTTGCCGGCCGACAACATCATCTTCGTCCAGATGACGAGCGATGTGGTTCGGATGGTTCGGGGAATGGGATTGCAGAATGTCCAGTGGGGCACTGAAGGCAATTTCATCACCAAATACAAGGTGTTGACAATCCAGGTTCCGCAGATCCGCTCTGATCAGAATGGGAAATGCGGCCTCACTCACATGGCGTCCGGATTGGTGTAATCTGATCCGGATTCCATTTAAAAAAATCACTAATCAGGTGATTCCTTTTTAACCAAAAAAGATCAGGACATGAAATGGAAAAACATTGGCGGGGGATCATATCAGATCAGCCCCAACAGGATAATAAAAGCAGGGGAAACATTTGAAGCGGATCCGGAGCAGATTCCCCCAATATT